TGTGAAGTGGTTGGACTTGTTACGGGAAGGTGGGAGATGAGATTGGGAGAGCTGTGTTCGGGGGTGGGCGGGATAGTACTCGCTCTTCAGCGTATGATCCCAGGTGCCGGTCTTACCTGGTACGCCGAAACCGATCCCGATGCCAATGCCGTCATGGCGGCACATCATGGCGGCACGCCGAACCTCGGTGACGTCACGACGATCGACTGGTCCACGGTCGCACCCGTCGATATCCTCTCCGCTGGTTTCCCCTGTCAGCCGTTCAGTGTGGCGGGGCGAAGAAGGGGAAGTTCGGATTCCCGGAACCTTTGGCTGACCGGGGTCCAGCCGGCCATCGCGACACTTGGGCCCCCGGTCGTCGCTCTGGAGAATGTTCCGGGACTGCTCACCATCGAGTCGGGTGCGGTGTTCCGTAGGATTCTCACCGACCTCGATACTCTGGGTTACACCACACGATGGACCGTTGTCGGCTCCTGCAAGGTGGGTGCCTGTCACCATCGGCATCGCGTCTTCATCCTCGCCACTAGGATGACCGGAGAACTCCCCAACGAGCTGGGGATGCCCCTCGCGGCGTGGGCGTCGTGGCCCCGCGACGGCATGTGCTGCGCCGGCATGGCGTGGGCGATGCCATCCGATGTCTGCGGTGCCGCCGGAATCGTTCTTCCAACTCCGTGCACCTCGGATGGTGGGTCGCGTGGTACCGGCCTTGGAACCTATAGCGACCCGGCGGGCCGCCCGCTCCGTGAGGTCGTTGCCATGCTGCCGACTCCGACCAGCAGCGACGGGACCGGTGGAGCCGGACATGACGGAAGGGAGGGCGCGCCGAATCTGCGCACGGCGGTCACCCGTCTGTCGACCCCCGGGGCCAGTGTCGGCGTCAAGGGTGACCCGTCCGGCGACCTCGCGCTTCCGGCGGTGGTGCGGCCGGAACGGTGGGGTCGCTGGGCGGAGGCGGTGACGCGTCACGAGATGATGTTGGGTCGCCCGGTGCCGGCACCGACGATCATTGGCAGAAGAGGTGGGCTCCGTCTGAATCCCAGTCTCACCGAGTGGATGATGTGTTTCCCCGAGGGATGGATAACTGGCGTCGTGGCCAGTCCGAATGCCTGCAATCGGCTGGCCGGCAACAGTGTGAATCCGCTCCAGGGGGCTGAGGCGTTCAGGCGCCTCGGTTTGGTGGAAACTGATATTTGTCGCGATCCGTGAACTATTTACAGGAAAGTAGGATGGTGAAAATGATCTTTCGATGGCGTGACTGGTGGCTGTGGGCCTTCGGGCTTGCGATCGTGTTCATGGGGGTGTATTGCTGCGCGGGAAGATAGGACACGGCCCGACATCACGGCCCCCGGGTACCGCCCGTACCTGGGGGCCGTTACCGTATCCAGTATGGAATCGAAGCAGCGAAGTCTGGCCCTCCCTCGTGGATTCCCGAAGAGGTACGGGTGGATCACGAAGGGGAATGGGATGCTGCGGCCCTCTGTGTATTCCGTAGAGGAGCCGTACGAGGTTGGTCTGGAACCGTGGGAGTGGCGGGAGAACAAGCCGTTTCAGGCTCGGATGGAGGTGTTGGATGTGGTCGGCTATTCTTCCAGGCCGCGCCTGATGCTCTACGATGACCAGTGGCGTACCTGGTCCGTGATGACACATCATATACGGCGGGTGATCACAGATCCCAGGTACAGTGGCGGAAAGGTGTATGGGACGTGGGCCGTGAGGCAACATGGAACCGGGTATGGACTGTACCTGATGCCGGATTCGTATGACCTGAGGCCGGCATGCTAGCATCATGAAGGATTTTGGATCTCAGGGAAGGGTCGAGATGGAAGATCTCACGTTTACCGAACTGCTGGGGTTGACGCAGGAGTACGGAGAGACGGCCGAGAAGCTTGGTGAGCAGGTCAAGATCCGAGATGGTGCTACTGTCAAGGTTGACGAACTTACCGAATGGATGAAGACCGTTCGGGCGAGGATCGAGGAACTGGCGGCAGAGTCAGGCGAGTACGACCCGTACGTGTTCCGCTACTACAACGTCATGCCCAAAGGTCTCATGACCGTGAGTCAGTGGCTGGACAGGCATGGCAGCAGTGCGGACGCCAGGAAGCGGCAGAGTATCGGCGGCCACGTCTCCAAGCTATGGATCACGCAGTTCAAGTGCAAGCCGTCCCGGGCCTACCAGTCCAGCCTGAAGGGTCCGGCCAACATCTACCCGGAGGATTGGCTGGACGGAGCCCTCACCATCACCGAGTAGCCCCTACACACCAGCGCCCGGAACCTGTGCGGTTCCGGGCGCTTTACTGTCCATGATCATCGTATCCTAGCCATCTACACCCGACGCGCCCTCATGGTGACCTCGATCCTCCAGTATCTCGACCTGTCGGGGTCGCTCCGTTCGTCGGCCACCAGGAAGCTGCTGTGGCTGGCTCCGTTGCACACCAGCGGTTCGCCGTCATGGACGTAGCCGTCTCCTCCGATGGCCTTCAGCAGCCTGTCTCCGTAGTGGTGGAGGAGTTCCCACTCCTCCATGTTCATGGGAAGCCGTCGCTTCTGAGTCCCACTCATGTTATTTGCTCCTTTTGGTCAGTGCTGCCAGGAGTATGCAAGCACATCCGAAACCGGCTATCCAGGCTGCCATGAGGTCAGCGCCTCCCGCCAGGAGCGTGCCAGCCGCGATCCACAAGATGACTGCCGTGGCGAAGAATCTTTGAGACAACGTCATGGATCCATGGTAGCCATCCGTGTTTGGTATGTCGAACGGATCTGCTAGTGTGTCGCCATGAGCGAAGCACTTACCGTGGTTACGCCCACGGATCATTTTCTTCTGGCCGTGTGGGGTCGGCTCCTCGGTGCTTACGACCAGCGCTGGGAGATGACCAGCACGGCGACCCCCGACGGGGGGACGGAATCCAGTCTCGTCGCTGGGAGGCGTGAGCGCCCCGCCGCCGACCTGACCGTCACCATCCACGGCGACACCACCGCGGCGACCCTCAGCCGCCGGGAGCCCGCTGTGGAAGGCTGTGCCGACACCTACGAGACGATCACCTGGAAGGCGAAGTCGGTCGCCGAGGTCGCCGACATGGTCTCCGTGTTCACCCGGGGCATGTCATGATTCCCAGCCTCGTAGCCCTCCTGTGGGCCCTCGTCGCCTGCACCCCGCTCCTAGGTCTCCTGGCCTGCTATTCGGGCTTCAGGGGCGAATACAGGCGTCCCATGCCGCTCCCCGTCTCCGGGCACCACCGGGTCGAACCCCGATGGCTGGTCGCCTGGGGGGACACCCCACCCGTTCGCAATCAGCCAATCCACGCGTGGAGCATCCCATGACGATGAAGATCGAGGATCTCGTGACCCAGCTTCCCGAAGACCTGGTCGTCGTGCGCCGGGACGCGTTACGGGAACTGGTGAAAGCCGCCATGCTCCTGGACGAGGTGTGTGACACCGTTGACGCCGAAGAGCTTGAAGCCGTAGACCCTCTCGATGAAAAAGGCATCGATGATCGCATGGAAGCCCTGGTAGTGACCCTGTGAAGTGGAACGGAGAGACCAGTGAAGTGCAAGACATCGGGACGGCGGCGGCACTGGAGCGCACACCCAGTCGCGCTCCCCATCCGACTGGGCGCCATTGTCGTGGCGCTTGTGGTCGAAACACCACCAGCCATGTGGCGATTCCTCCGCCACGAACGGTGGCGTCACATCGCCACCGACGCCCGAGAAATGATCGCATGGGTGGTCACTGGACGCTTCCCGCCCGGCTGAGGCATCCTGTTCGGCACGCGCTCCGCGCCCTGTGGAGCAATCCTTCTCGCGCCTTGACGCTGTTTCTGGTGATCTTTTTCATCGGGGCGGCACTTGTCACCTTCGCGACAGCACTTGTGGTTCTCAACTTGATTGGAGCTTGATCATGAAACGGGTCTTCTACGACTTGGAGTTCTACGACAACGGCCAGATCACGTCGCCCCTGAGTATCGGCATGGTCGACGCGGCAGGCCGGGAACTGTACCTGGTCCGGGATCTGAAGCACCTGCCCCACCTGCGGAACATCGTCTCCCAGCATGAGTTCCTGTCGGTTCACGTGTGGCCCGAGCTCCAGAGGGCACACGACGCCGGTGAGGTGACCGACATCTTGGCATGGCCACGCCTGATCGAGGAGTTCCTACGAGGAACGGGTGCGCACACCCGGGACGATCTGGAACTGTGGGGATACTACCCAGCATATGATCATGTGTGCCTCGCGCAGTTGTGGGGACCCATGAGCATGCTTCCCGGGCTGGTTCCCATGGTCACGTTCGACCTGTGGCAGGAGGCGCGGCGACTGGGTTTCGCCCGGGAGGAGTTCCCGTCGAATCCCGACGAACACAACGCGCTCGCCGATGCGAAGTGGAACAAGGAACTGTTCGAGATGTTGGATGAGACCTGGGCCGCGATGTGTTCCCTCGTCACGGACGCCCGGTCGGATATCTCGCGGAAGCGGGACGGCGACTGATGGGGTTGGCCAGGGGCCGTTCCACCGTGGCCCGCGACGCTGAGCGCGCGGTGCGACTAGTGGATGAACTACCCGCCATCCTGGCGGCCTACCGTCACCGGTGGGGCCTGAGTCACCAGGCGATGGGTGTGGAACTGGGTCTTCCCACCGCCACGACCTACGCCCTCGTCACAGGGAAGCCGTCTTCACTGGAGACCGTCACGGCGGCCCTTCGGTGGCTGGCTGGGAAGAAGGGCTGGGAAGTCGAATGACCGATCGGGTAGCGCGGCTGCCGCGTCGCCAGCGGCAGCCGCGCCGGAAGGGGATCACCTGCCTGGTGGTCACCGGATCCCGCCACTGGCCCCAGAAGTTCGCTTCCGTGATCCACATGGCTCTCAATGAGCGCCTGGCCCAGCTCCCCGAGGGGAACACCCTTGAGGTACTGGATGGGGCGTGCCCCGTCGGTGGGGCCGACGACATCGCCCACCAGTGGGCGTGCGACTGCCGCGATCGGGATCTCCCCGTCATTCCTCGCCGGATCCCCGCCGACTGGTCGAGGGGCTACCGGGCCGGCCCGGACCGTAACGAGGAATTGGTCTGTCGGGGTGATCTGATCGAGGCGTTCCCCTACGGCAGGTCGGTGGGTACCGTCAACTGTCTCTTGTACGGCAGGGTGTACCAGGTGCCGTCCTGGGTCACCACCGTGTGGGGTGACGGTTCCATAACGCGGATGCTACTGAACGAATACACGTTCGATGATGTTGAACGTGTCCACGGAAAATGGAGGAACCAGTGATTTGTGTTCTATGTGACAAGAGTTACACGCCGGACAAGCAGGCTGGGTCCGACGGGTATTACTGTTCGCCGCTCTGCCGGGTGCTGGGTGGGTATGGCGACATGATCATCACTGGAAGGTCGCAGCGGGAATGCACAGCCTGTGGACGTGTGGACGCGACACGGTTCACAGTGGCCGGTAGGGGCCCCATTCTGTGCTACCCCTGTCTTCGCAACACGTTCCATTCCTGCTGGCGCAAGGAGCGGTACAAGAGCAGGGGGGAAACCCTGAGGGAGACGGCCCTACGGTACGGCGGGAGCCCCGGAAACCGTAACGCCTACCCGTGCCCTATCTGTGGCGGATGGCATGCCACGCGACGTGACAACGCGTCCCCTAACGCTGTCGCCCACCGTCGGATCGGCGCCGTGTACCGGGTCCTGGGGTCCGATTCTCGGTTTCCCTTCGGCAACGATCCGATCTACCTGCCACACCGAGGTGATCGTCCCGAGGCTCCGCCGGCAGAGTCCGAATATGTGGGGACCCTTCGGTGAACGTCAAGTCTACGCACGGCAACGCTCGGAAGAAGAGCCATCCTCAGCTGAATTTCAGCACCCCTGACCTGGTCGACGACGCCGCTGTCGACCGGGCGATCGGTGGGGATCACACTGTGGTTCTCATCCCAGCCGAACTCGCGGTGGCCATCGACACCATGGACCGGCGGGGGCTGCGGGCGACCGGTAAGGTTCCTTCCGGTCTGCATGTGGCTCGAACCATCGGGTGCTGCTCGCGGACCGTGTATCGGCGCAGAAGGAGGCGGAACTGGTGAAGGGGTCGACGGTCGCGTGGCTGGTCTTCTTCGTGGTCCTGGGGCTCACGATTCTGAGTAAGATCATCATCGCGATGATGAAACTGTTGGTGGCATTTGTTCAATAGAACGATTATGGCTCAGACGGATTCCATGGTACGGTGTCACACGAATTCATAGCATGGCCACCAAGGAGGATCTTGTGTCATTTATGTTCATTATGGCGATCGTCGCAATGATCGTTATGGTGTTCGCTGCGACTGTCGCCGTGGTGAGCTTCAACAGCAGGCCGGGTGCGGTGACAGTTCTGGTCCTCGCCGCGATCGCCGCTGGACTCCTCTCGCTGGGGTCGGCGGCGAACATGGTTCCGATTCGAAGCGTCGGGATCGTCACCGAGTTCGGAAAACCGACCGGCGAGGTGACCGGAAGCGGACTCCATTGGGTCGCACCGTGGAAAAAGCTTGGGGAATGGGATGCCAGCCGGCAGAAGTACGATCACCGTGGCAAGCACGGGGTCAAGGTTCGTACCGCCACGATGGCTGACGCCTGGGTCGAGACCCTGATCGAGTGGCAGGTTGTTGCCAGCGCGGCACCCAGCCAGTTCATGGAGTACAAGGGAAGTTTCTCGGCATTCCAGGCAAGGCGCGTCGACGTTCAACTTGACAACGCTGTCATCGACGCGTTCGCCTCGTATGATCCATTGGCGAATATCGAAAACAAGGGGAATGTCAACATTCCCCTGGAGCCGTACGCCAGGAAGATCGAGGAAGCCGCCCGGGTGCGCTTGGCTGCCGACGTCAAGATTCTCAGCGTCATCGTGACGCGCGTGAATCATGATGACAAGACCGAGGCCAACATCAAAGCGTACCAAGACAAGATCGCCCAGGGGCGCAACCTGGACCAGGACAAGGTCAATGCTGACAAGCAGGCTGAGGTGACCAGGAAGAACGCCTCAGTCGACCAGGTCACCAGGTGTCTGGAGATCGCGGCGGCCAACGGAACGAATCCCGGCTGGTGCCTGAACCCGGGCATCAGCACCACGGGTAAGTAGTCCTCGGACACAGCAGCGCCCCGGGCCGATGGAGCTCGGGGCGCTGCTGCGTCTTGCGTGGACGTGAATGATCCTACGCCATGACCACCACATCGGTGTACAGGGGGCCCGATTGTCCCCACGGCCGGTAGGTGACCGTGTAGGTCCCCGCCAGCGCGTAGACGTGTGTGGCCAGCGGACCGGCCTCGTAGGTGATCGGTGTGGCGTCGCCCCAGTCGATCGTCCCCGGAGTCAACCCGGCACCCACGGGCAGGGTCGCTGTCGCGTTGAGCAGCGGACCGGCACCATCATCGTCGACCACGGCCAGCGCCGTGGTATCCGTCACGGGGGCGCAGGTCGTAGTGACCAGCGGATACGGCAACGTGGTTCGTAGGAGTATCCGATACTGGTCACTGGCGACGGCCGTCTGCAACTCCTCGGGGAAGTTGAGGGTCGCCACGGCCGCCGACCGGACCACCGGATACGGCCCCACACCCCACGGGCTGTTGTTCCTTGCCCGAGCGGTGAAGGAACATTCCGCCAGCCCCTTGTTGAACGTGATGTCCGTGAACTTCCCGTTGATCAGCCACGGCAGCAGAAGATACGCGTACCAGGGGTAGGTACCCGAACAGGACTCCCCCGCCAAGCGCATCCACCCCTCGAAGGCGCAGTTACCTATCGCCGCGTCGTTGGCGCCCGACGCCAAGCCGACGGGCAGGGGAACAGCGGCGTCGTTGTAGATGACGTCCTGACCGGTCACCCACGACAGATAGTCAGGCTCGATACCCGTCATCTTCGCCGTGACGTCGTATCCCAGCAGAACCGGGGGCTGCTGCTCGGAGGCGATCAGCTCATTGTCGGCATTGACGACCGTCACATCTTCGGCATCCTGGAACACGCCCGTCATGGCGAGTTCCACAGTGCCCTTGGTGGCGATCATGGCGCAGGTTCCGGTGTCCCGGCTTCCACACACCCCCAGTTTCGTGAACCGGGCGCGCGGGAACCGCCAGGGGCTCCACTCAGTCACTTCTTCCCCCTCTTCGGTGTCGCCGCCGGTGGGCGGATCAGGGCCAGATAGGTCTCGTAGATGTCAGATGGCACCGACCAGCCCACAGAGGGCCAGGTGCGCACCCTGACCTCGATGACCCGGTCACCGGCCGCCTCCAGCAACTTCCTGGCCACGGTGCTGTCCAGCGGTGTTCCCGTCGCCGGGATGAACATGTCAGACATGTCACGGCCCCGCGTTCACAACATCCACGCAGGCCACCAGGCCATTGTGGGTGACCACATAGCCGCGACGCGCGAACGCCCGCAACTCGTTGTCGACATACCGGACCGTCCCCCGGTGCGGGGGAATCTCGATCTGGGCGTCGGACTCCCGCCAAATCGTGGTCGACCCGGTGATGTACAGGTAGGTGTGACCGGCCGCCGGGGCACCACCCGTCGCCGAGGTGCCCGAGTAGTAACCGAAACTGATCGGTGTTCCCAGTGCGGTACGCCACACCCTGTCGGGTCCCATGCTCATGCACCCCAGGGCTTCCATGCGGGGAGCCAGGCGCATCGGAATGTGAAGCACCCCGTTGATGCCCTGGGCGCCCACCGTGTGGAGCCAGGTTTCCAGGGCGCCGAGACCATCGACGACACTGGCCGCCGCCGGAAGGGTGACCGCCACGGGGACATCGTTGACGAGGCTGGGAGACGTGCCCCACAGCCGAAGGTCGAACGCCCGTTCCACGATGCCCTGCTCGCCGGCCAGGAGCCGCTGAAGCAGGATCGACCTCATCTGTTCCTCGTTCACCCCGACAGGGGTGGTGACCAGGGTCGACTGAACATAGAACGGCGTTCCCGTGACCTGCTGCCCACACAGGTCCGTGAAACGGATCGGCGAGTCCTCGCAGAGGACTTCGAAACCGTCGGGCAGGGTTGTCACGAATGTTCGGTAGCCGAGACCCGTCCCCGACACGTGGACGTCAGGGAATGGCAGTGGCCCCTGCGCGGCCCTGAAGATCCCATATCGGGGGGTCTGTGGCCACGGATCCGCTTCGAGCTGGAAGGGTGGTGCGATAGCCACCATGATGGTTCCTCCTGTCGGAGGTCATCCCCGCCACGCCAGATCACAACGTGGCGGGGACGACGGATGGCTACTGGAGGGGCGGGGTCTGCTCGTCGCAGGCGATCGTGTGCGGGGCACCGGTCGCACCATTCGGGCAGATCAGCAGCTGGTACCGGTAGGAACCGGTCAGGCGCGGGATCATGGCCCAGCCGGATTCGGTGAACAGTTCCAACCGCTGGTTGACCGCCAAGCGAACGGCGTCGTACACGATGTTGACGGTGATCACCGGAAGCTCCGCGAGGACCCAGGTTCCCGCCGGATAGGCGAGGAATTCGAGCGCCGTGGGGAGCTGGGTCAGGCGAACGGCCTGGCCGAGACCCACGCCACCCGCACCGGACCAGGCGTCCTGGTAGTTGCGCACAAACTGTGCGCGGATGCCGCGTGCCGCGAACTCGTTGATGATCATCCGGTCGGCGATCATCGACTCCGACGGGGCGAGCCCCGCCCGGCGCATCAGGTCCGCGCGGATCTGCGCGAGGATCCACACCGGCCACACCGTGTCGATCGTCGCGTTCAGGGGCAGGAGCTTCGAGGCGCGGATGTCCACGGCCGCCATCTCGGCCGCCGCCATCACCTGCGAGAAGACACTGCCATCCGAGGCCCACAGCGGGTCGGCGGCCAAGTTGACGGCCACGGAGCCCGCCTGGATCGCCGCGATGTGCTGCGTGTTCTCGAAGTATGAGAACAAGGTCGTCGCGCCGTTGATGAACTTCGACGTGTACTCGGGCAGTGCCTTGAGCGCCAGAAGGTTGGTGACCACGCCCAGACCGCGAACGGCCAGCCGGTACTCATGCGGGTCCGGACAGCCCACCTCGACCATGTTCTTGGGGGTTTCGGCCTGAACCTGCGCCTCGGTCAAGGAGAAATAGTTCGTGCCCGTGAACCCGCCATAGGCGGTGGTCGCCAACAGTTCGGGGTACAGGTTCACCCCACCACGGGGGGCGGGGATTCGGGAGACGTCCAGCATCCCCTCAGCCGCGAACGTGGTGGGAACGTCATAGTTGGTGTCTGAAACCGCACACCAGCCCGAACCCGCCGTCAGGCTCTCCTGTGCCGCGAACTCGGCGATCAAGCTCCCATGCGGCAACCGTGTCTCGTCGCAGGCCGCGTCAAGAACCTCGGTGTCGCGGCGGTCGCCGTGGAGAACCAGATCACTGGAAGCGCTGGGGCGATGCGCGGAGAACACGGGGAGAATGGTGCTTCCCATGCCCGCGTCCAGGCCGCGTAGCCGCCGGTTGACCAGTTCCGCCGCTGTCGTCAGGTCGATGCGCTGCCCGGCGGCGATCTGGTCATGCCCCGCCGAGGCCACCATGTATCCCAGCCGCGAGGACTGGCCGGTGTCGGGAAGATCCTGATCCCCGGTGGTGATGTCGGCGATCCCCGGGATCGGTTCCAGATCCTTGTCGTCGTCACCACCGCTGGAGGCCGCCAGGGACGCCAGCCGCTCGGAAGCGCCCCGCGGGTCGCAGTCGATGTTCTTCGTGTTGACGGTGCGCGCTTCAAGGATGCCGTCGACCCCCGCCGTGAAGGTTCTCAGGGCCTCCAGCCGGTTGACGTCCTCTTCGGTGGCGTGCAGGCCGTTGTCACGGCTGGCCGTCGCGAACGTGGTGCGGAACTCGGTGTCCGCCTCCGCGCGCATGGCGATCAGGGCCTCGTTGGTGAAATCGCCGAGACGATTGATGTCGGGCATGTCGAACATGACCGTGTCCTTCCAGAGAAACCAACATGTTTCCATTGGGAGGTACACGACCATGCCCGCGTCCTGATACTACAACAATCTGTTACTTCTGGGGTGCTCCGGCGGCCCGCAGCGTTTCCAGGTATTGATCCTTCGCCCGTTTCGCCTCGTCGCCGGTCAGACGACTCCACCCGCAGGTGAGGCATCCCGATGCGGCGATCGCCCCCCTGGCCTGACTTTCGTTGTCGACGACGATCTCACGAATCGTGCCATTCTCGCCAGGAACCATGACGACGAACGCAACAGCTACCGATGCGGTATTTCCACAGTTGCACATTGCTATTCCTCGATTCCATATTCCCGGCCGATCGTCCTCAACCTGTCGGCCCGCTCGGAATAGTCGACGGCGGCGATCGTGGCGAGACGTTCCTGGACCTGCGCCCGCTGGGTGAGCATGTCCACGGCCCGCTGCGCCACAGCGTCATAGTCGATGTCCACAGGCGCGGCCAACGGTGAGACACCGGTGTCCAAACCACTCGTTTCGTCGTTCTCGGTGGCGTTTTCGTTGGTCGTGGAATCGTCGGCCGTCATGGCTTCCAGTGTAGCCTCGTCGATTCTGTCCAGGCATGCCGGACCGGCGGACGCCATGAGCGAGAAGCGCTCGCCGCGTTCATCCACGCCGACAATGGGAAACCCGGGGCTGTTGACCGACAGCGCGGCGACCAGTTCCAGGTTTCCCCGATCCCGCCGCCAGTCTCCCGACAGGGGATGCCGGCGCAGTTTCGCCGCCATCGCCTCGTCAGCCTCCGGCACCAGGGCGCCCGACAACCAGATTCCGTGCTGCCCGTCGACGGCGCGGACCACGGCCGCGCAGGTTCCCGTGTGGTCGTAGTGTCGCGCCGTAGCTGACGCGTTGAGTCGCGCCCCAACCCATCCGGTGGGGTGGGTGGTGTCCACTGTGATGCGCCCCACTTTCACCGACCCGCCATCGCTGGTGCGCACTGTTCCCGTGTGGAACAGGGCGTATTCCCTGCTGGACCTGGGTGCGGTGACGCATTCGCCTGACATCTGACCCAGGCCCACGTGGCACTGGTTCCAAGATGCCAGATGCCCGAACACCCGGCCGTCGTCGGTGATGGTCAGCGCGGTCGGACGGTCTGGTTCGGGGGTTTCGAACCAGGCTCTTGGGGGAGCCACGGGAACAGCCGACGCGGTACGGGACCGTTCCGGAAGCCTGTCCCTCTTCACCCAAGGGGCCTCCAACGCCGGGTCCTTGAACTCCTGACCCATGCGGGCATACATTTCAGTAACGGTTCCCCGCAATTTCGCCCGGTCGGCATCACCGATATCCTTCACGCCACCATGAGCGCCATTGAGGATCGCGGCAATCGAATAGATGGCGTGGAACACCATGTGGGGTTTCCCGTCGACAATGTCACCGATGGGGAACACGTAGCGGTCCTGGGCTCCGACCGCGCTTTCCGGGCGGATCCACAGAAACATGGAGCGGGCTTTCGCCTCATTGCCGTTGGCCCACACCAGGATACGGCGCATCGCATGGTCCCGGTTGAATTCCATCTCCCTGGGGGCGATGGGCATGGTGCGCCAACTCGTGGTACCCGACAACACGAACAGTAAGCTGGAGGCGCCATCCTCCTCTTCCAGGATCTCACCGTAGAACCCGGAGGCCGTCAACGCGGAGGCCAACTGATCCCGCAGCATCCCGGATTCCAGATCCCCCTCCAGTGGTCGGATGAACGTTCCGTCGAACGCCGCGTCGGAGGCGACGATCGTGGCACCGGTCGCCACGCTGTGACGGTAGGTGGTGAGGTTCGCGAATGTTCCCGCCTCGGTCCCCGGGGTGACCTCGGCGACCAGATCCTCGCGCTGGAGGTCGATACTGGGGCGTGCGACCCCCGCGTCGGCCAGGGCCAGCGCCCGGTTGACCTCGGGGACGGCGCTGGGATCAAGCCAGCGCCCCACGGCGAACACGCCCTCCGGGGTGCTGGTCCATCCGGTGATGGATCCCACGATCACCGACCCGTAGTGGCCGGGAGCCGACTGGATCTGGAGACGCAGCGGCATGGGCAATGTACGTCGATCAATGGATCCGTCGTCGAACATCCTGGCGTCGTCGGTTGGTCTGCCGTACGGGGCGAGCATCCCGTACCAGGGACGCTGCCATGCGTTCGCGGGGAGCAGGGTCATGATGATGTCCCTCCAGCTGGGATGATCTTCAGTTCACAGCGGCAGTTGATAACCTCGTCGGGTGGTCCCATCGGATCCCCCGGCCCGAACATGGGGTGACCGCCGACAAGGAACGATGAAGTGACCGGAACGGGGTGCCGGTCGTCGACCATTCGATGCGTCTCCCGCACCTTCTGATCCCGGCTGGAGACCCACAGTTTCATGGCTCCCAGGCGTTGCGCCTCCGGTGACCGGAGCTGGCCCTCAGACAGGTTACGGGTCGTCTCGGTGACCGCGATCCGCTGCGCCCGGGTCGACCACTCACGACGAACCCCGTCAACGGTCACACGCATCGCCCGCACCCGCAGATTGGCCGGCTGCGCCGCATACGCCTCCGACGCCGCCGTCATGGCATCCTGCATCTGGGCCAAAACCGCCCCCACCTGCTCGGCCACCAGGGGACCCAGGTTCCAGCGCTTCCGGAGTCGTTCGACCCTGCGCGTCCAGCGTCCACTCAGACCCCACAGATCCACGGCACCGGGAAGGATCCCCCGCGACCAGCTGTCGTCGATCAGGTTCACGACCTGATCCTGGAGCCAAGTGACCTCGTCGACGACGGCGCGGGTCAGTTCCACATCCTCGCGGCGCATCAGTCGTCACCCAGAGCCCGGTCGAGAACCTGTTCCAGGATGCCTACGTCATGGGGTTGCGCGTTTCTGATCACCATGGCCGCGTAGCTGCACACAGCCGCCGCGAATACTTCGGGTTTCCTGACCCCGTGGCGCCTGGCGGTGTCCGCTAATCCCACACCACCACCCTCGACCAGCTTCGGAATCCGATCGGGATCGGCCTTGATCCTGGTGTGAAGTGCCCAGCGTGGTGTATCGGCGAACTGGAACCTGCGCTGACCATTGAGCAGGCGCCCACCCGCGAGTTCCAGGGTGCGTTGCGCCGCCGCATCGGCCAGGGCCAGGGTCACCGCGTCGACTCTCCGACCGGCGGAGGCGGTCATCGTGCCCTGCTCTGTTCCCAGCGTCGACTCGCCACTCCTGGTTTCAGGGGTGGTGGGGAGGGTGTGCTGCCCCGTGGCCCGCTCCGGCGCTGGGGGTGGAGTGGGTAGGGGCTGCGTCTCCACCAGGGAGGAATCGGCTGGGATGATGACGTCGAGGCCCAGTGCCTCACGGATCGCCGCCGTGTTGATCTGTTGCGGGTCGCGGAGAACCAGTTCCCGCAGGTACCGCTGCGCCCGCTCCTTCTCGCCGGGGGCCGCCCCAGGAAGGTAGCTTCCCGCCCGAAGAACCTCGTCGGCGGACACCAGGCCCCGTTCGTACAGGTCCAGGGTGTCTTTGAGCAACTGGGGGCGGATGATCAGCGCGGAGATGTCGGCCCGCAGCGCGTACTTCTTCGGGTCCATGCCGGGGGTTCGGGCGAGGATCGGTGCGATCTGCGCGTTGTAGATGGCCTCACAGATCACGTCCAGCATGGGAATCACGTGGGCGTGCGCCGAGGAGGCGTCGATGTACCAGGCCGACCAGTGGGAGGCGTCGCTCATTCCCAGCAGTTGCTCGGGGGTCATGTCCATCTGGAGCGCCAGGCGCCTGATGCATTCGGCACGCTGTTCCACGGAGGTTTTCTGCTGGTCGGAAGAAAACGTGACGTGGCGAATCTTGTCCATGACGTCGGGAGGTGCTTCGATGACGATGGGAACCACCGATTCGGCCGTTCCGGTTCCCTTCAGGGATTCGGCGGCCTGGTTGACCATACGTTTGGTGACGTCGTCGGCTGTGGATCCACTGCCGCCGGAGACGACCGTTCCGGCCGGCCACAAGAGCATCCCGGCCCCCGCTAGCCGAGAATCGGCGCGGGCGAATACGTCTTTGGTGTGAACCTCCAGTTCACGCATCACCAGCCGGGCCGATTTACTGGGGCCCCGGGCCTTGGAACGCTGATTTGGGTCGGCCAGCCATACCCGACGAAGGATGTCGGTGGACCTGATCTGGATGTCCTTGTCTTTGGGCCGGCACGTCAACTTCCCCGCCTTGCGGGTGAACTCGTTGACACTCAGCCCATACCATTCGTCTCCGTCAGGGGTATCTCCGGCGATTCCCAGGAGAAACGCCTCACCGGCCAGGAACAGGTTGTATCCGAGGATCTTCATTTCCTCGCGGCGGCGGTCCGGGCCCCCCAGGGTCTTCGCCAGGATCCGGCGAACCTTGACGGTGTCGACCTCCTTGTCGGCGTCCCCGGTATCGCCGAGTTCGGCCAGGTACAGGCGTGCCCGGCTGACGGCGGAGGCCATGAGTCGGGCGGCATAGTCGACCTCACCAACGACATCCCGATAGCGGTACACCTCCCGCTGCCAGGGTTGCTGGCGTCCAGGCATCTCCCAGGTGACATCGAGCTTCGGAAGATCCACGGGCGCGCTGGAGGCCACCAGCGCCACATCGGTCGTCGCGGGCTTCCTGCGGGGAAGGATCTTACTCATGGACGCTCCGCTCCATCAGGCTGGCTGCCACGGGAGCCAGCCAGGCACAGGCCGGTGCCAGAAGCAGCAGCGCACCCAGGGACGACACGCACCCGCCCAGCCAGGCGACCGTCATCGCGAACCACGCCACCCACCAGCTCAGACACCAGGGGCAAGTGACAAGTTCATCGATGCGTGACCCGAGCCCGAACCGGGTGACCACCCACCGCCGCAGGGGTTCGGTGATGCTGTCGACGGCGATGGCCCTGACGATTCTGATCGTCGCGAGGGTGGCGACGATCAGGGTGAACAGGTCGGATGTGGCCATAGGGGCATCATAGACCATCACCAGGGGGTTTGACCGCTTAGCCAGTCGTATTCGCCACCGCCCGACCCCCACAGCAGGTGATCTGTCTCGTTTCGACTCACCAGGGGTGTGGCCTTGGTCGGCTCGGAGATGACCACGACCCTCTTCTCCTGGCGCTTGTGGTACAGGCAGGCATGGACCAGGGCGTCAAGCCGGTCGGGGGAATCTTTGCTGGTATTGGGATCCCAGTCGACCGCCTGTGACTCCAGCAGGTTGAAATGTCCCACCGGATGCAGTCGATGCTGCTCGCAACGTAGGCCCACCGGTTGCGCCCGCAGCAGTTTCCCCGCCTTCGCGTCCACCGATTCGATGGGAGGTGTCCGGGCGGGAAGCAGGTCGCTGTCGTTGACCTGTTCGACCAGATCGTGATAGGCACCCTCGAATGTCTCGGTCATCCATTTGCGGCCCAGGTTGGTTTCCACCACTACATGACTGGCGCTGAAATCCATGTAGGTGCGCCATACGTGGAGGCACGCTTCCCGGCCGACTCCCTTGATACTGACGTCGGCGAGAATGTACCAGTCGTCGTCCTCGTCGCGCCCGACGACGATGATCCCCGTCTCGTCCCCCTCGCCGGTGAGTCCGGGATCGACCCCCACCACCACATCGACGAGTTTCGGAGCCTTCTCGACCCGGGCAGCGTTGAAGTCCTGGGCTCTGAACAGGTTGCCCGCCGCGTCGTCGAGGATGACACCCCACAGTTCCTGCTGCCCGAGAGTGGTTCCCTCGTATTCGTTGCGAAGTTCATCCAGAACTCGCTCCGACAAGTTGTCCGAATTGTCGAAGGTGGATCCCGCCACGACGATGACGCTGCCGTCGTCGCGCCGTGACCAGTCACGGAGGATCTGGAGGGGTTTCGGGGTGGTGGTCACCAGGGCTCTGGGGTGGTCGCCGGGAATGGATATCCGCAACGCGGGCATGATGCCCTCAAGCCAGGACTGCTTCGGGAACTTCCACTTCGCGAACTCGTCCATCCACACGTCGGACAGGTTGTGCCCACGTCCCACGTCGGCGGTTTCCGCCCCTTCGGCGTGGATGACGCACTGAGAGTCCAGGAAGAGGATCCTGGGTTTCGGTGACTTGTAGTATCGATACCTGATTTTCTGTCGGTCCAGAACCCGGAGCATGCCGGACGGTCCGTTGATGAGCATGTTCCTGGCGTCGGCGATCGTGTGTCCCACCACGAGGCGTTCCGTGGGTGCCCCGGAACTGTCGACAGGATGTTTCAAGGTTCTTTTGATGATCCATTCCGCGCCGCACCTGGTTTTCCCGAATCCGCGACCCGACAGGATCAGGTAGATCAGCCACTCCCCGGGCGGGGGCATCTGTTCGGGTCTGCCCGTCCACCACCATTCGTTCCTGGCGATTTCCTCCAGGGACTTCGGGGTTTGTTCCATGAGCCAGGCGCGCTGACGAGCTGGCGGCATTGCCGCCAGGATCTGTTTCAGCGACCGGGCCATGGGATCATGGTACAGGTATATGGCCATATCCCCGATATCACGATCATGTCAGGGGTTCCCTGTATGCTCGCGGCGTGGATGATCGCATGAACGCCATCAGACCTACTCCCGGTCCCAACGGGCTGACCCCCGACGAGGAGAAGCCCCGGCCGGCTGGACACCTGTGTGACAAATGCGGCAAGATCATTTACGAGTGGGACGGGGTCGCCCAGTGCCATAGCTGGTGCCAGGAGGGATGGAGCGCCGCCGGAGTGGACCCGAAGAGGCCCGTCGGTTTCGACCACCCGATGCGCCGGCATCTGATCGACCTGATCAAGCGGCATGACGCCTCGTCGGCCCGTAGCCGCCAAGCGGCCATCGGCCCCTCCGAACTGGGGACCACCTGTGACCGGCGCCTGGCCATGCGCATGGCGGGGGTCGAGACCATCAACCGGTTCGCCGACCCGTGGCCGGCGATCGCGGGAACAGCGGTCCACACCTGGCTGGAGGATATGCTTCAGGCCGACAATCGGCGCCTGGGGCGCAACCGCTGGCTGACGGAGATCACCGTCGAGGTCGATCCGCTCGTCAAGGGACATTCTGACGCGTACGACACGGACGAGTGCCGTGTGATCGACTGGAAGAATCCGAAAGCCGACAAAGTTTCCACGCTCCGCCAACGCATGGAACGTGGCGACCTGGAAGGATACAAGATTCAGGGGATGTGCTACGGACTCGGCATGTACCGTGCCGGATACCGGGTCGATACAGTCGCGTTGATGTTTCTCCCCATGGGTGGGCTGCTACGGAACGCCGCCTATGTGGAGTGGCCGTTCGAACCCGCTGTCGCACAACGGGCACTCGAACGGCTGTACGCCGTGGGGCGTGAGGTCATCGAACTCCAGCGGCAGCGCCCCGGTGTCGACATCTGGGGCCTGGTCCCCTGCGACGTGAGCCAGCTGTGTGGCTGGTGCCCCTTCTACAACAAGTCCGCTGTCGAGGCGTCCCAGCGTGGATGCCCGGGAAGGTGAAGAGAGCGATGACACAACCGAATCAGTGGGGCGCGGCACCTGAAGGTGGAGCATCCTCCACTCTTTATCTCAAAATGTCGGACCTGTACGGCCGGGCAGCCATCGTCGTCCCCATCCAGCATATCCAGAAGTGGTTCGTGCAGGCGTCCAGGGACGGAAGGTACCCTGCCAGGGTCACCGATCCCATCGAATGTGACGTGATCATTCTGGAGCCGGTTCCCGCCGGGCTGGACATGGTCATCAAGGGCGCCCCGGAACCCGGGATCCACCGTCGGGCCATCGTGATGGCCGGCAACTTCGTCGGCCGCATGAAGAACGCTGTCGGCCAGATGGTTCTCGGAACCGTCGCCGGGGACATCACCCAGACGACGTCCCTGAAGTGGACGAACCTCAACACGGATCCTCGCGCGATCCAGCTCGCCGACGCGTGGCGGCAGAGCCCCGAAGGTGCCGCGTACACGCCATCCACGCCGGGTGACTATTCCAGCAGGGCGGAGCCACGGTCACCGCAACCTCAGCAGCAGGGTGGAGGCCACTATGGCTGGCCCGATGGCGCCATGCCCGCCAACCAGTGGCAGCAGCAACAGGGTGGCTACGGTGCCCCCCAGCCGCCCCAGGGGCCGCCACAGCAGCAGGGTTGGGGTCAGCAGGTCCCGCAGGGTCCCCCGCCCCAGCAGTGGCAGCAGCAGGCGCCACAGCAGCAGGGCTGGGGTCAGCAGACCGCCCCCCAGGCGCCTCCGGCTCAGCAGTGGCAGCCCCAGCCACCCCAGGCCCCACAGCAGCCCCAGCAGGCCGCCTGGGGTCAGCAGCGGGAGTCGATTCCCCAGCAGCCGGCCTGGGGACAGCCACAATCCGCCTGGGGGCAACAGGGGTCACAACCGGCGGAATCACAGGGAAGCACCCTCGACTCCATGCGTTCCCTCATGGAACAGGGGCATCAGGGGCCACCCCCGTACTGAGGTCCGATGCCCCACGACGGGGAGAGTCGAGGTAAGGTGATCAGGCACCGGGAACCTGGGATGCGCGAGGTTCCCGGTGCCTTCCAGCTCCAGAAAAGGGGTTCTGTTTTGCGTGGAAATCTTGGCCACGTCAACAGTTGGCTTCAGGGCCTCCACGGCGGCAGCAACGGTCTGATCCACGTATGTTCCCCCAGGTCATGGGTGGGGAAACTGTTCCCTACCACGTGGAGGGGCATTGATGCGGCCACCGCGTACGTAGGCGAGCTGGACGGCTTGGGAACACCAAGCATCTATGTCCGGATGACCACGATCCGTGAGGATGCTGTTGATCCTGGCGACCGGGGACGCCGGTACGGGGCCGACGCCTCGCACGTGCTTCCATGCCTGTGGGCCGACGTCGATATTAGTGGTCCGGGCCACAAGCACCAGGTCAACTGGCCCGGGCAGCCTGGATACGACGCTCGGAGGAGTAGAATCCAGCACCCCCTCCCCCCCGGCTACGACGAAGCCGTGCGCATCGTCACAGAGTCCGGTCTTCCCGCACCGTCGCTGATCATCCACAGTGGCGGGGGAATCTATCCCCTGTGGCGTCTGACGCGGGGCGAAGACCTGACCATCGACCCCATGGCCGCCACCCTGGCCGCGACCACCTCCGAACGCCTCCAGCACCTTCTCGGTCTGTCGGCCGCCATCCTCGGCTACCACTACGGCACAGGGGTCGGTGACCTCGCTCGGGTGCTCCGTATTCCCGGAACCGTCAACGGTAAGGTGCCCGACACTCCGCGACCGTGCAGGATCCTGCCCGACACCGCGACCGGGCAGACCTTCGATCTCATGGACCTGTCGACGATCATCGAAGACAATATCCAGCGCCTCGAACCCCAGCTCCCCGCGCCACCCCCAGAGTCGGTTCCCAGGGCCACCCCAGCCCGGGCCGCGAACGGGACCTGGGCAGCGGCCACCCCGGTGCGGGTCATCAACGGAACCGGCGACAGCCCCTTCGATCGGTTCGAACAGAACACCGACTGGGCCACCATTCTCGAACCCTTTGGCTGGCGGCTGCACCACGTCGACCAGGATGGAACCCGCCACTGGACCCGCCCCGGCAAGGAACTCCGCGACGGTCCCTCGGCCACCACCGGACGCGACGGTAGCCGTGACCGTATGTGGTGCTTCTCCGACGCCGCCGGGCTTCCCGTCAACGAATCCATGACCAAGGCGTTCGTCTACGCGAACCTGAATCATGGCGGGGACATGAAGGCGGCGGCCACGGCCCTGGCTGACCTGGGCTTCGGGGAGCGCCATCACCAGGACGCGAAACACCCAGCACTCCCCGCCCGAGCTCCGGCCCCGGCATCCACCCGCCATGGAACCATCGACGCCGCCGACCTGTGTCTGACCCCGGACGAGGATGCGCAGGGGCCGGCGTCCCTCGGCGGGGAACTACCCTGGCTTCCCCCGGCGATCATCTCCCCCAACCAGGAACCCTGCGACTTTCCCGTCGACGCCCTTCCCCCGACCATGGCGGCCATGGTAGGGGGGGTCGCCGAACAGCTTCAGATGGCGCCCGATCTCCCAGCCCTGGCAGCCCTGTCCACGGTTGCCTCCGTCGCCGCCTCCCGGTACCAGGTTTCCCGCCCCCGGTCGGGGTGGAGCCAGTTCCTCAACCTCTACAGCATCAGCGCCATGCTGCCCGGGGAGCGTAAAACCGACGCCATGCGACTGATGACCGATCCCCTGTGGCAGATCGAACGGGACGCACAGGCGCGGTCCATCGAACGGTGTGAGCAGCAGATCGATGAACTGGACCTTCAGCGGGGAGCTTCGGGTGCGTCGGCCTCAGCGCTCAACAGGGTCGAAGATGCCATCACCAAATTGAAAGAGCAGATCGCGGATCCACCCCTGCTCGTTCTCCCCGCCGATTCCACTCCCGAGGCCCTGACTCGGCGTCTGGGGATCGCGGGCCACGGATGCATGATCGACGACGAGGCCAGTCCCATCGATCACATGCTGGGGCAATACGGGAAAACTCCGAACATCACGGTGTATCTGAAAGCCTACGACGGTGAACGGTACCGGGTGGACCGGATTGGGCGCCCCGCCTCCAACTGTCACAGGCCCCTGCTGACCATGGGGTTCGCCACACAGCCGGCGAAACTGGAACGGTTCATCGGCTCGGAGGCTCTGACTGATCGGGGACTTCCGGCCCGATTCATCGCCTGCCGCCCCCGGTCGAGGGTGGGTCGCCGGACCCTTGACGTGATTCCCTTGTCACGAGGCACGAAACGTGCCTGGCAGGAGGTGATCGAACAGATCGCGCGGGCCCCGGAGTTCGAGTCGACCACCCCTGTCGACGACATACCCATGATCGTCATGTCCCCGGAGGCGGATCTGGTTTTCGTCTCCTCCTGGTACGACATTGAGCGTCGTCTTCAGGTCGGCGAGGAATACGGGACGATCGGCCTGTGGGCTTCCAAGCAGGCCGGCAGGATCCTGCGGATCGCCGCCCTCCTGCACCTGGCGGCCGGATTCACCCACGCGCAAGAGATCTCCGAGCACACGATGCGGTGTTCGGTGGCGATCAGCAACTGGGCCATCGCCCACATGAAGCAGCTGACGCACACCCTTCAGCGGGAGGAAGAGATCGAGGGGACCGACGACCAGTGCCGTACCGTGATCGCCACCCTACGCCGCAAGGGAATCAAGGAGTTCACCCGTCGCGAGCTCACTCACAAACTGGTGCGTACCGCATGGATGACCAAAGATCGAGTGTCAGACATCCTGGACCGTCTTATGGAACTGGGGTGGCTGCGGACGGGGATCTATCTGGATCGGGCCGGCCGTCAACGTACCAAGTATCTGGTGTGCCCCATGGATCCCGACGGGACGTTCGCCTTCCAGCCGGAACCCGGCCCCGCACCGGAACCACAACCTTGTGGCCATAGGTCAACATCGGGGTACGATGATGCCGTTCAGCCACCTGGCCAGGAAGGCACATCATGGCTCCCCTCTCCCAACACCCCCGGTTCGCCTGGGCCGGAGAAGACGTCCCCACCAGACCCGTCGCCACCAAGGTCGCGGCCTACGACGCCAACCTCGGCGAACTCGTTCCCGTCGACACCTCCGGTGGTGCCGTCACCATCACCCTCCCCGACGTCTCCGACGGACAGATCGGACTCATCGCCGTCCGTTTCCAGGCGGCGGCCGGTTCCGTCATCACCGTTGATGGATTCGGGACACAAACCGTCGACGGGGCCGCTGGCGCCGTCATCGCCGTTCCCGGCGAGACCCGACTGTTCGCCTCCGACGGGGCCGGACACTGGACCACCATGGCGGCCGGAGGCTCCATCCACGGATTGAGCCAGGTCATCGAGTCCGGGCTGGTCAACACGGTTGCCGCCGCTGGTGCCGCCGAAGCGATCCCGGAACCGTACGAGTACAAATGGAACGACATCACCCTGACGGCTGACTGCACCTTGACGTTTCCCGGGGCCACCCAGGGCAAGCATCTGAGGTTCGTCGTCCGTCAGGGCGGGGTTGGCGGCTGGGTGATCACCTGGCCGCTGGGTGCGATCGTCACCGGCGGGGCACTGGTCCCAACGGCCGCCGCTGGAGCCGTCGACTACTTCGAGGCGGTTTCGGTCGCCGAAGACGAGTGGCTGGTATTCCGCTCGGGTGCCGCGTTCGCGTAGGTATCCCACAGCGCCAGGCCCCCCGTTCCGTGAGGTCGGGGGGCCTGATCGTGTTTTTGGGCCTACGCCTTTTCTCCATTCTCGATCATCATGGCGATGCCCCTATCGGTCGCTATCACATGCCCCCGATCGGTGACGTCGACCAGGCCGGCCCTGACCGCGCTTTTGGCGGGAACCATGAGTCCCCGATTGTTTCCGGTACCCAGGGTAACCAGGCCATGCCGGAACATCGCGGCGGTATCCGTGGCCAACTGGTACTGCTTCGGTTCCTGCTTCGGCTCCTGCCTTCGCCTCTCCGGGCGGCACACTTCCCTGCTTACCCAGTAGTCGAGGAGATCGGAGACGGGGGCACCCATTCTCGTGGTGACGAACGTCAATCCAGTCCGATTAATGACAGTGGAGTGGTGCACGCTCTTCAGCCGAACGGGAACCTGGCGATGCGTGTCCTTCGGCATGACCCTGACCATGTTCCATGTGCACGCCCACCCCAACACGCTGGCGACGTCTTTCGCAAGAAACCATGTCTCACCATCAATGTCTAATGTGCGAAATCTCAATCCACCGATGGTGTATTCATTCTTGACGTCGTACGTACCCATATTTCCTCCTGGAAATAAAAAAACGGATGCCGGCGACCCCTAGATGTCGCCGGCATCCGCCGGGAAGGAGATGACCTCCAACGAAGCTTCGCCAGTGTATCAGCGGTCCAGAATCCATCGCAATCCGCCCAGGTCCAGCACCCTCCGGGCCCGGGTGCAGGCGACGTACGCCAGGCGGGCGTAGGAGCGGGGGATCCTCTCCCCCGGGGGGACAACGGTCCAGTCGTCATGGATCCTGACCTGATCGAATTCCAGACCCTTGGTTCCATGGGCTGTCCCCACAATCACGTGGGCATCCTTGGTGGCCTGGTCGGCGGCCCGAAGTGCGTCCACTACCGCCTCCGCGCCGTGTTTCGCGAGGATGTTGACGACCAGCCTCAGCTCGTTGTCGTCCTCGCCGACCTCCGACCTGACATGTGCGCACAGATGATCCCAGTTGGCGAAAATGGCGAGTTGGTGATGGGGTACCCTCTGGCCGTCCTTCAACTTCCCGGCCGCCTCCATCAGGGACGTCACGTCCCGGATGTTACCCACCGTGGCCACCGTCCTGCCCTGCTCGGTCGCGGCCAGGACACTGGCGACCACCCCAGCATTGGTGCGACACAGGACCGCGTACGGCCGCCCCTCGTCGACAGCACCCAAGCGGCTGTCAATCGGATCAAAACCCTTCAGGTTCGGTTCGGCGCCCGTGTGGGGCAGCCACAGGTTGGCGACCTCGGCGATCGCCGGGCCGAACCGGAACGACTGGGTGAGGGGAAACACGGACAGGCCGTGTTCGATCATCCGCTCCAGGGAGTTGACCGCACCCCGCCACCCGTAGATGGCCTGCGCCGAGTCGCCCACCCAGATCGTCTGGCACCGCTGGATTCGTAACACGGCACTGGCCACGGGATCGGCATCCTGCCCCTCGTCCATCATGATGCACTGGTATCCGAGCTGTTCCCCGGTGGCGAGAACCCAGTTTCCCCATATTTTCAGATAGTACGAATGGTGAAACTTCAAGACGCCGGATCCATATGGTTTCTGGGCATCCTCCCAGATCTTTCCGGCGGCCCAGAGGATCAGTTTCCTGGCCTCGTGGTTCTGACTGGGGTCGTGGGACACCCCGTCGGGAAGGGACACGTGCTGGTCACTCAGGTCGATGTCCTCGCTCTGGCAGTACCGCTTCACGGTCCGGTTGGCGCAGGCCGCGATCGCCAGAGGGGTGAGGCTGGTTGTGGCGCCGTCCTCGGTGACGACCGACGTGGCGCCCGAGATCTCCAGCCAGGAAGGTAGCCCCCAGGGTGTGATCTTCCCGTTTCTCCGGCATCGGGCCGTGATCTGTCGGGGCACGGAACGGTAAGCGAGGGAATGTATCGTGCGGGGAGTGAAGGATGGCGCCAACCGGTCACCCACATCCGTCACGATCGCCTTGTTGAAGGCCAGATACAGGCCATTCAGGTATTCGTTACGGTGTCTCGCCGCCCTGTCGATAGCGTGTGTCATGGCGGCGATGGTGGTTGTCTTGCCCGTTCCCGCGTACGCCATGCCGATGAGTGACCGGGCTGTTTCGGCCGCTGAGATCATGGCGTATTGTTCGTCGGTGAGTGCTGTGGACATTGCGGCAGCGTATCAGCGATGCTCCCGCTGTACTGAATGAGCCGTATGGCCACACGGTGACCTGGTGTATGATTTCGATCGAATCAGCATCGACTCTCAAGGAGAAGTGTCATGTCACCAGAGGACATCGCCAGTCGTTTCAGCTCCCATCCAATCACGTCATTCGTCAAGAGTGACACACATCTCTATATTCGCCAGCAATGTCACCAGCTCGCGAATCTCTTCAACGAGAGGCTGCCCGAGAGTCGCGAGAAGGAAGTCTCTATCGATCGGCTCGAAGAGGTCATGTTCTGGGCGAACGCCGCCGTCGCGCGGCACATGGACTAGTCCGATACGTAGAGACGACGCGGTGTGATCCGCCCCCAGAACTGACACATGGAGCGGGACGCGACAGCCCCGGTGGCCGGGCTGACGAGCACGTGGCCACCCCTACATCCCGGGGTGATGATGCCCCTCGGTGGGCCACAGGCCCGTGGCGGCCTTGTGGAGGTTGGCGCACATTCCCTTCACGTCGACCCCCTTCCCGGCGACATGTGGGCCCAGTTGGGCCACGCAACTACGCCAGGCTCCCGGGGCCTTCCAGGCGATCCGCCGCATCCAGTACTTGATCAGGTTGCGCTGCGGTCCGGTCTCGTCGCCCGGATAACCCAGGGTCGACGCGGCGACCAGCGTCTTCCATGCTGGCGGCGTCCAGTTCACCGGTTCCACGGCGACCAGCATACCCCATAGGGCCATACGTCGGCTAGGATACTGACATGACCGTCGCCGAGGGGCCCTGTGCGTGGGTACCCACGCATACGCATCACTGCGCGACCGACCTCGCCGAGTGGAACGCGTATCCGGCGCCCACCCGCACCCTCGCCGATCAGCTCGCCGGCTTCGGCCTGTGGGCCGCCACGGGACGTCGCCACGACGCCTGCACCCTCGTGGCCCGGCCGGTGATCGGCTGCATCCACAGCAGTGACGTGGACATGGCTGGCGTGGACGACAATCCCATCACCTATGCGGGTGACCGTGAGTGGCTGGTCGTCGACACCGGGGGGGCCTGTTGCCGGGAGGTCGACCCGTTCCGTGCCCGCCTCGATGGCCCCGTGGCGTCCGTCACGTCGGTGACCGTCGACGGGGCCGTGGTGGCTCCCGCGAACTATCGGGTCGATGACGGTGAGTGGCTGGTCCGAATCGACGGAACCCCGTGGCCCCTGTGGCAGGATCTCGACCTCAACGCCGGTGTCGGCGTGTTCCAGGTCACCTACGTCAAGGGCGTACCGGTCCCCGCGTGGCTTCTGGCGGTCGCTGGAACCTACGCGTTGGAACTGGCCCGAGGTCTGTGCGGCAGCAGCGCGTGTCGCCTCCCCAGCCGGGTCACCGAGATTACCCGCAACGGTGTGACCAGTAGCTTCGTCGACCCCACCAAGTTGCTGGAGAAGAACCTGACGGGGATTCCCGAGATCGACATGGTGATCACGATGTTGAATCCCCATGGAGTTCCCCGGCCATGTAGGGTTCTGGTCCCCGGGGCGACGGCGGCGGTCATCGGATGACCACCAACGACCTGTGGACGGCGGCACACGAGATCCTGGGAGCCGTGCAGGCATCCTACGCCGGTGTTCCCAGCGCCCCGACCCGCTACGAGGTGCAGCTGGGAACAGAGGCCACCCAGGAGATGGACCTGTTCAACGACTACTGCTGCCAGGGTGCGGTGATCGTCCTCGTCGGGTCGAGCACGGTGCGGGAGGGCGCCCGGCTTCATGGCGCGCAGGGACCCCTCGACACGGAGTTCATGGTGTCGGTACTGCGGTGCGCCCCGTCGATGGACGACTCGGGGAGGATCCCACCCCCCTCGGCCAATGACGCCGCCCTGAAGCTGATCCTCGCCGACCGGCAGCGGGTTCTCAACGCACTTCGCAACCTGTTCCGCAGTGTGGGGAGTCTCAGCTACAACGACCCGGCCGGGGCCGGTGAGCTGATGGAGGACGAATACTCCGATCTGGTGGCCTCGACGATCGAACCCACCGGGGGCTGCTCGGGAACCGTGGTGACGTTCACAATCCCTGTCGTCGAATCCTGCCTGGCGCTCCCGTGACGCGTATCGACATCGATCGGGCGCACGCGAACGCGGTCGCCGCACGTCTGGCGGCTACCTGGATCCGGCGCCCGGCCTGGGAGATCGAACTGGGCGCGCGTCGCATGGTACGCAAGAAGACCTACGCGGTGCATGGGTCGATCAGGGCCCGGCCCCCTGTGATCACCGCGAAAAGGGTGACGTCGCGGATCGAGGCGACCCACCGGCGCGCGCTGCTGGAGCACTACGGCGCGAAACCTCACCCCATCACCCCGAGAAGCCCGTACGGCATCCTGCGATTCTATTGGGACAAGGTTGGCTACGTGGTGCACTTCATGTCGGTACAGCACCCTGGAACCAGGGGATCGTACTTCCTGACCACCCCCATGCTGCGGGTGGCGCAGAAGTGGGGTTTCACCAAGAAACAGCAGATCCGCCCTGGTGGTGCCAGTGGGAAACTCACCACCCTGTAGTATGGCCATATGGCCGAACAGCAACACGATGGAGAAACACGAAACGCCACTCTGATGGCTACCGTGCTTCAATGCGCGAATGGTGCGCCAAAACTCGATGGCGCGGGGAAAGAGATAAGGGCCGCCATTCCCATCGAACTCAAGATGATCGATCCGATCAAATCGTCGGTGGCCATGTCGATGCTCGAACGGATCAGTGAATCGGACGCCAGCGCCGGGGAACAGATCCTCGCCCTGCAAACCCTGTTCACGCGATTTGCCGGCCCCCTGTTCGTCCACCGCTCCGATCGGGCCATGGTTGAATCCCTCATGCTCGGAGGCGAATACGAGGGCGAATACGTGATCGTCGACCTCGTCTCCTTCTTCCGGGCGCTATTCCTCGGTGACGAGGATCCCACGGTGACACTCATCGAATCCAAGGGTGGCCGCAACGCCCCGCAGGGCACCAGTCGCCGAAGGAAGAATCGCGGCCATGGGCGACAGTGACCTGTGGCGCAATCCGCTCGCCAGCATCCTCCCCGACCTGGTACACACGGTCAGGTTCGGGGACACAAGTGTGGTCGTCGGCGGCACCATGGCCGTCGACTGGATTCCCTACCTGCATCCCGACACCAGTTCCGTGGTTCTGCTGGCACAGATCGCCGAGCCGGTCACCTGGAACGAGATCGCCCTGGACGTCATCGAGGGAACCCTGTCCGAAGAACAGATCAGTGACGGGGTTCATGTTCTCATCGACCTGGCCTCGGGGCGCCCCTGGTGGATGGCCCAGCGGCAGATCAAGGAGATCTATTCCCACTGGGATCTGATCGGTGGAACCCTTACCCTCGCCGGGGTGCGGGCCGACACCATCCCCCTGGCCGCCTGGTTGGACGCGGCATGGCAGGTGATCCGGAACCTGTACATCGCGGGTGACGAGGACGCCATCGACCGGCTTCATCAGCTGGAGACGTCCGTCAGGATCAAGCCGGTGAGCACCGGCGAGGATGGTGAGCCGGTCCTGGACGATACCGCCTTCGAGCGGGCTCTTGCGGCGATGTGACCTGATACGATGCCCCTATGGCCATAGGAAGCAAACTGGGGGGCGCCTACGTCGAGATCGGCGCGGACGTCGGCGGTTTCGGTTCCAAGGTCATCGCCGCCGTCCGCAAGGACATGGCGGAGGCGCAACGGGTCGCCCGCGCGCAGGGACGGGCCGTAGGTAGGGAATTGGCCGACGGGATTCTTCAGGGTTTCCGTCGCAGCTGGCCGGGGGTGGCCTCCGAGATCCGCGCCCAGATTCGCCTGTTCGAAGCCACCGTCAGGGTCAGGGTCGATGTGGACAGTGCCGCGCTGCGCCGAGCGGTGGCGGGCGCCAATGTCGGCGTTCCTGGCGGGGGCGGGGGGAGTAGCGTGTTCCGTACGATCGCCGCCGCCGCCTCTGCCGCAAGCCAGGCGACCCAGAGTTTGACCGGGGCCCTGGACACGGCCGGTAACGCCATGGCTCGGAGTGCCGACGCGGCTGGTCGGGCGGGAAGCGCCGTCAACGCCCTGGGGGATCAGGCGACCAGTGCGGTCAACGGGATCGCTTCCGGTCTCTCCGGGGGTGGCGGGGGTGCCGGGGTCGCCGGGGGGGTGGCGGGTGGCGTGTCGGACGCGGCGGGGAAGGTCGTCCAGTCGTTCGTCGCCGTGCAGGCGGCGGTCGCGAAGGTGGTGGCGGTGTCCATCATCGCCATCGCATCGATTCAGGCCATCGGCCGCGAGCTGCTGACCCTGTCGAAACTGGGTCTGGTGGCGCCCGCCCTGCTCGCCGTGACGGCGGGGATCATCGCACCGATCTACGCGGCGATCAAAGGGATCGGTCCTGGAATCACGGCGGCCCTCGACAAGACGCTGACGGACGCCAAGTTCAAGAAGACGATCAAGAAGTTCTCCGATTCGCTTCAGGCGGTTCTGTGGGACGTGCGTAACGCCAGACCCTTCTTTTCCAAGCTCGCCATGGGTGCCCAGAGCGCACTGTTCAAGCATCTTGGCGGAATCATCCCCACCATTGTCAAGGATTGGGGACCGGCGTTTCAGGCTGGATTCGAGAAGGTTGCCAGCGCGGCCGGGACAGTGATCCGATGGGTGTTCAACCGGTTCAATCAGCCTGAAACGGCTGCCGCCATTGAGCGTCTGTTCGACTCGTCGGCCCGATTCGTCAAAAATGTGGGTGAGGGTTTCGCGAACCTTCTGGCGTCGCTGGGAAGACTGTCCGACGACACGCTACCGTTCGTCGACCGCTTCGGGGAGTCGATCAACTCGGCGCTGACCAAGATCGCCGACTGGATCGACGAGAAACGCGAAGAGGGAACCATTACGAAATGGATCGAAGAGGGTATCGAAACCTTCCAGGAATTCAGGGAGCTCGCCCAGTCGACCCTGAAGCTCCTGGGCGCCCTGTTCGACGAGGATCGTCAGAGTGGCGACTCGTTCCTGGAAACCATTCAAAAGATCATCGACAAGATTCGTGAGTTCGTCGAATCCGAACGCGGCAGGGAAACCCTCCACGGAATCAGGATGGCCGCCGAACTGTGCGGTGTCGCGTTCCTGACCGTGGTCGCCATCATCGGAAGTATCATCGTCGCCATCGGTGAACTCATGTACTGGGCGAAACAGGCATACAATGCCCTGGTGGGTTGGGCGCGGGGCGCTGACATCCTCGCCAACAGCCTGTACCGGGTGTTGAGTGTCGGCAACCAGGTCAGCCACATGAAGACCGTCGTCAAGCAGGTCGGCAGTGGCATGGGATCCTTCGCGGACGGCGGTATCATCACCCGTCACCAGATCGCCGAAATCGGCGAGGGCAACCTGCCCGAGGTCGTGCTACCCCTCACCAAGCCGGCCCGCGCCCGGCAGCTGGCCGCACAGACCAATCTTCGTAGCATCCTCGGCGACGGGGGCGGTAGCGACACCGTTGTCGTCTACATCGGCAATGAACAGGTTGACGCCCACATCAGCCGCGTCACCAGCGGCACCATCGGCGGCATGGTGCGCGGCGCCCAAAGGCGCGGATTTCCCACCACTTCAGCGGCCTAGGAGCACCCTGTGACCAGTTACACCACCCGTGGCTACCCCTACCCGGATCCGCTCGATCCGGCCGACCTGGGCGCCGTCACCCAGGCAGCCGTCGCGCAGGTCGACACGGACATGTCGGCATGTCTTCCCGCCCTGGGTGTCACCACCTTCGGGGATTTTCCCGGTCTGGCCATGGTGGGAACCTCCACCTCCACCGTCGGCGCGGCGAACCGGTGCATCTCGGTGGCGTTCAAGCCCCGTTCCACGATCACCCCCACCCGGATCCGCTGGTGGTGTACTGTCCAGAATGGAAACTTCGACATCGGTATCGTCAACGCAACCACCCGCGCCCGTATGTGGTCGCTGGGATCCACGGCCTGTCCAGCGGTGGGTGTGGTGACCAACAACATCCTGGTGCCGCCCACTCTTGTCGCCGGAACCGTGTACGAGATGGCGTTCTCGGCCGACAACAACACCCTGGCACTGAGGGCGGTCACCCTGGCACTCAACACGCTGGGAGTCCTGTACGCCGGAACCAACGGGGTCCGCTACGACGCCGGGGCGCACCCCATCCCCAATCCCCTGCCAGGGGCCAACGCCGGCACCGTCATCCCCGCCATCGCCCTGCTGGTGTAACCCATGACCACGGCCCACGTCACCCCGCTCCCCGACCCGACAACCGGGGTCGTCACCCTACGCCTGTCCACTTCCGGGGACGAGGCCACCAGTATCCTGCTGTACCGAAGGATCGTGGGCGAAGCGACACTGGTGCCCGTGATCCTTCCGGCGGCCTGGCTGGAACCCTCCGGGGGAATCCGACCCATCGCCGGGCAGGCCAGTTTCGACGACACCTGCGCCCCCCTCGACATTCCCGTCGAATACCTGGCCGCCATCGACGGGGCCGACCCGGTTCTGGTGTCCGACGAGGTCACCCTCATCAACCCCGGAGGCTGGTGGCTGGGTGATCCACTCCGGCCACAGCTGAACCTCGCACTGGTGCTGCGTCGCTCCATCACTGCCTGCGACGGAGTACGCGCCGTGTTCCTCAGCACCTTAGGGGACGAGGAGCAGGAGGCGGTTGGGGAACTGACGGCCGTCGCCGGCCAGGCGTACCGGCTGCACGACACCCAGCCCCTCCGTGCGGCCACCAGTGGCCTGGTCCTGGCCACCAAGGAACTCGCCGACATGGATGCGGTGCACGCGCTCCTCGACCCGGGTGGGGTACTGCTGCTGCGGGCCCCGGCCAGTCCCGACTACGGGTTCAGTACCCGGTACTGCTCGGTGAGGGAGGTCACCAAGACGCGGCTGGTTCCCGACGCCCGAGTGGCGTGGCGACGCTGGGAACTGCCGTACGAACTGGTGGAGGCCCCCGCCGGGGGTGCCTACGGCGCCACGGGAACCGCCTGGGGCGACCTGTGCGACGCGTACGCCACCTACGCCCTGATGGCCGCCGCCGGGGACCTGTCGTGGACGTCGATCGTGGCGGGTGTGGCCACGGGCCGGTTTCCCGCTGCATACCGCACCTGCGCGGAAGTGTCGGCGACCTGGGCGACCTGTGCGGCGCTGGCCGCCGCGGGCCTGTCGTGTCTCGAACTAGTCACGGGGGTGTGAGGTGCTGGCCGGTGGGGACAATGGGGCATATCGGAATGTGCTGGCCGCCAGTGGCGGCACCTGGTTTTGTCGGGTGGAGGTGTGGCGGAACGGTGTCCGGGTGGATTCGTTCGGTGACGCCGGTCTGCCACTGACCTCCGGGTCGCTGAGTGCCACCCTGCACAGTGGCATCACCCGTACCGTGTCCCTGGAGGTGCCCGTGTCGCACCCTGGCTACCGGGGTGGGTCGACGATGATTCCGTGGCTGGCGGGGGATCTCCTGGATCCACTGGCCAACGAGTTGCGCGTCTGGGCCGGCTGGAAGGCGGGGGGTGCGGTGGTGGGCTGGTGGCCGGTGTTCCGAGGCTTCATCCAGTCCACGCGGGTCGACGGTATCACCTCCGGTTCGATCTCGGTGGATGCCGATGATCTGGCCGAAGCGGTGGTCGCCGACGGGTTCATCGCCCCGAGGGCTTCCACGGGGGGCGCCCTGGTGACCACGGTACTTCGCGATCTGGTGTCTGATTCGGTCCCAAGCGCCCTGTTCGGTAGCATGGATCCGATTTTCACCAAGGCTCCAGTCGCCACCTGGACCGACCGTAGCCAGGCCCTGGACGATCTGGCGTCGGCGAGCAACGCCCACTGGTACGCCCTCGCCGATGGTTCGTTCACCTTACGAACCATCCCCTGGTCGCAGAGAGCCTACGGCGCACCCGTGGCGACGTGGATGGCGGGGACAGGGTTGCTGAACGCCTCCGTGGAGCACAGCCGCTCGGAAATCTATAACGCGGTGGTGGTGTCGTCGTCCACGGCCGACGCCTCCGACCCCCTGTCCGGTACGGACATCGACAGCGATCCCAGCAGCCGCACCTACTTGTATGGGCCACTGGGTGGACGGGTGCTGAGACCAGGCTCGGAGAAGGTGTCCACCCTGGCCGGCGCTCAGGCTCTCGCTCGTGACCGCCGTATCCGGTCGCTGTCGACCCTGGAAACCTGGGCGACGACGATGCGGTGCGATCCGAGCCTGGAACTGGGGGATGTGTGCGAGATCAGCGCCTTTGGACAGACCCGGCGTCTGGCCCTGTCAGGGTTCGGTCTGCCTCTGACGGGTGAGCCGGAGATGTCGGCGACCTGGCGCCCGGCGGGGGGTGCCGTCGATGAGTAGTCTCGCTGGCGCCCTGATCACATTGGGTTCGGGTCGGTTGATGTTACGGAAGGCGACCGTCACGGTGGATTCTCCCCTGACGGTGCGGCTGGAAGGTGCCGAGGTGACGGCCACGGGATGTTTGGAATCGTATGTCCCGGTCGCCGGCCAGGTTGTTGCCTGCCTGGTGGATGGGTCTTCGCTGCTGGTGCTCGGAAGGATCATGTAGATGCTGACCACCACGTATTACGACATTCCGTATCCGGAGGCCACGGATGCGCCCTGCACCCTGGCGACACTGCTCACCGATGCGGCAGGACGGATCGGGATGGCCCTGGCGACGCTTCAGGCGGGTGTGAACGATCTGGTCGATCGCCCGGCCACCAGGGTTTCCCTGGAGAATCAGACGTTCGAAACGGACGGGTACAACGATTTCGTTGGTCCATTTGGTAGTGTCGATTTCGACTACCGGGGAACCGTGGATCTGGATACGGACAACGCATCGTTCCAGCCGTCTGAAGATGCCGTCTGGCTGACCGGATGCCACATGTACATGGATGGTGTCGTTAACGGGTCGCACAATGAGTGTGACTGTAATCCATACAATACGTTCTCGGCCCGGGATTCCGCAGGTGTCGTCGGTGCCGATACCTCACTTCTGTCCTCTGGGAGTATTGAGAATTGCCTGATCACCGACTACGTGAACATGCACGTATGGCCCTCTTCGGGTACCTCCCCCATTACCATGGTCCGAGCATATATGTGGCTCGTGCGGCTCACTTACCAGTAGGGCGGAATCCGTGAACCTGAATGATTATGGGTTGCCGACCCAGGAGAATTTCGACCTGGCGACCCCGGCTGCCTGCCGGCTGCTGGCCGAAGCCGTCGACGCGGCCACCTTCGACATGATGGCCGATCTCCACGCGATCAAGTACCAGGATCTCGTGATCGCTGGAGTGACAGCGCCGGTCGTCTGTAGCGTCGGATCCAATCAGATCAATTCTCTATCCTCTTGGTGCTACACCAGTAAATACGATCCATGTTCCGGGGCCGGCGACATCGAACTGGAAACAGGGGGGATGGAGGTGGGGCTGTACGCGTTCGGGGGAACCTTCAATCTGGACACCCTTGGTGCAGCACTCACCCGTATCTCCTGCGAGATGAGGGTGTCCGACCCCCGTTCCTCGAAGTATGAGGAACTGACCGTTGAGCGATTCTTCAAAGAAACAACCCGAACAGCGTCCCGAACAGAAGTGAACCTCAATGTCGTCGGGGTGTCTGAGATCCGCAACCAGCGTGGTTACATCACCCCCTGGGTTCACCTGTCGGGTGTCGGAAACGCGACCCTTCAGATCACTTATGGTAACTTCTGGGCCTTCCGGCTTCGCGGGCTCGGATAGGAGGAGATCATGTCCCGCACCGTGAACTACGGAATCCGCTATCCGGCCATGGACTCGGCGAATCTCGACGGCGACATCGCCAACATGATGACCGACATCGACACCGTATTGCGAACGGTCGAGGTGGCTCGGGCGGCCACCCATCCCCGCAACGGATTCCGGATCTCCGGCGGTTCGGTGGTCATCGCCAGCGGCGGAAATGGCAACCTGTCGTTCACCACGGAGAACTGGGACGACAACGCCCACTGGGCGATCGGCACACCCACCGTGTTCAATCTTCCAGTGGGATACTGGCTGGTCAGCGCCAACGTTCTGGCCACTGCCGCTGCGGGAACGATAAACTACGCCGCCATCGACCTGATCACCGCGGGAACCAATCTCATCGGCCAGGATCAATTGGACAGTATCAGTACCGCCTCCTGCTGGCTGTCGGTGACCGGCCTCATCAAGGTCACGGCCGCATCAACGTTCGACGTCACCTGCCGCGCGGTGTCCAGCGGCGGAGCGAACATCACATTCTCGGGGACCGTCAACACCCCGGCCCGCTGTTCGGGAACACTGATTCGTCCCCTCTGATACGATCATGGCATGACAGGGGAGCGCTGGGTATGGGTTGTCATCGGAACACTCCTCTGCCTCATCCTGGCGCTGCTGTGGGGCATCATCGTCCCCGGGGTCCTCTACCGGGACATGAGGGCCGAACGGGACTACTACCGCAGAGCATCCCAGGACTGCGCGGCGGCCTATACTGCGGTGCAGGTACAGCTGTCGATGCTCATACAGGGAGACCAGCATCATGAGCCCACTGGGGGTGCTCCGTGAACGACGCCAGAGACCCATCAGCATCGCCCGAGCAGCAGCCATCGACGCTCGCACCCGCCTGGAGGTGGCCACCAGCCAGTGGCCAGCCGTCCTCGAAGCCTGCATCAGGCGCCACGGAGACCGTGCCCCTACCCGAGCAGCCGGCGACGGACGTTAGGGTTCTGGTCGCGTCGATCACATCGATCGTCACCGCGACCGTGGCGATCCTGACCGCCTTCTGGCTGCCTCTGACCGACACCCAGCAGGCGGCTGTGACTGGTCTCATCGGAGCGCTGGCCGCCGGAGTGCCCACCATCCTCGCGTGGCGCTGGAGGCGTTGATGGCCTGGGTCGGTACGGTGCGGGACTTCCTGTGGATTCTGGACTCCCCCAGGGAACCGGAGGCGCTGCGGGAGCACCTGACTACCTGGTTCGACGCCGACAAGCACCGCAACTGGGCTGTCAGCTGGGAGCTGAGGGGCGACGGGAATCTGACGGTGCGGTTCTGCGGCCGGGACCAGTGGGCGTGTAGCGCCAGGGCCCGAAAACTCACCCTGGCGCTACGCTTCTTTCTTCACCGCAAGCTCAGTGATCCCATTCCGACGATTCCCCTGACCCGGGCGACTCCCCGGTTGATGTCGTCAGGGAGGGTGCGGCGGGATGCTCCTAGTCCGCTGCCCCCTTCGAGGCTTCCCTGACGGTTGCGCACAGGTCGGCCGCTGCTTTCAGGTGGATGGCGACCACAGCGGCCTTGGCCGTCCATTTCGCGTTTCCGTCGTCCCTGCCTCTCAGGGCATACAGCTCGGGCCGTTCGACGGCATCGGTGATGACCGGGATCATGGGGGTCAGGTCGACGATCACCTGCCCCATGTAGCCGTGCCGCCAGGCGTGGTTCAGGAGTCCGGCGCTGTGTCGGACCCTGGCGGCCTGGCACGCCTTGGCGACACGACTTTTCGCGGTTTCGGGTGAGATGAACAGCCTCTCCCCGATCTCGGGGTAGATCATTCCGAGCGCGTACAGATCAAGAACCTCGATGACACCGGGATTGATGCCAGGGGTTTCTCCATCGGCCGGATCGCGGCGAATCATGTGAGACTCGTGATCAGGACGAGAATCGCGACGACGATCGCGATTCCGATGGGGATCCTCAGCGCGCCGATGATCCCCGAGAATCCATCCCCGAGCTTCCCGGCCGCCATGATCACAATCATCACGAGAATAATGCAGGCAATAGGTTTCGGATGATTGATGACGAAACTGATCGCATTATCGAACAACTGACCGAGTCCTGGCCGTTCTTTGACGTTGACTTCCATGTACCTCATGCTACACGATGGGGTAACAATCAGAAAACTGGCAACCCGAAACCAGCGATTCGAAGCATTCTCATGAACTGCCACAATGGTCCGGCCACCACGCGATCAAATGGGGCGCCAGACAACTTGACACAGTTGATCACATGCAATCCGCCAGGGAGCACTGTGTGCATGTCCCCCGGCTCCGGGGAACGGCACCCCTTCCCCAGTATGGTCCCCACGAACGACGGGCGTCCCACGGCGCTGGGATTGATGGACGCGCCCGACCAGGACGGCAAGGTGTCCACCGGCGGCCCGTCGATCGCCTCCCAGTGCTCCACGGTCATGGCCGTGAACCACCGACCCATGGACGCGGTTCCCGCGTACGGTTGTTTGGCGACCAGTATTCCCACCAGGGCGCCAGCGTTGGTGACCTCGATCAGAGTTTCCCGTATCCACCCCGACAGCATGACGCGCTTACCAGCATACTTGCATTCGGCGATGGCGAGGTTGCCGTCCTCATCCTTGCCGAGGCTCACGTCACCCTTGTCGTTCGCTCCCGCGAGGGCGATACGGCATGCCTCGGGGAAGCCCCATAGTCCAGCGTAAGACACAAGGGCACTCTCTACCGAGGTTCCCTTGGCCTTGCTTGGATTCATGACTTCTCTCTAATCCTGGCGATGGTCAGTGCGAGTGTCGCCGACAGCAGATCGAGATCATCCATGGGCATGTCGCTACATCTTGTAACAGAATCAACCAGATCAAGGTATTTGACTTGGCGCGCTACTTTCTCACATTCGTCGCGGAACCTTTCCATCATCATGACTTCTAGACTCTTTGGCGTCTCATGGAAATACGCATAGGTACCATCGAGTTCCTGGAATACGTTTCTCCAGATCACCAGCATCGCACTCGGCATGGAGACTGTCATACACAGATCTTCACGATCAGGTACATTCACTTCAATCCGGACGTCCGTCATCTGTTCTACTCCTTCCGCTCCAGCACCCATTCCACGCGGCGCTCCAGGCTTCGCAGCGCCCGGCGGTGGGTCCATCCGTCACCGTGCCGCGGGGCTGGGAACCCTGTGAAGACACTGTTGTCGTCCAGCTCGGAACGGAAGCCGCTGAAACGGTCCCCGAGCACGGGCCACGCCCCTTTTCGCGCCAGGAACGCTAGAAGCCCCACCTCAGACCTGACCACGTTCCACGCCTCCTGGAACCAGCCGCGTCGGCAATGCCGCCAGAAGATCTGTGACGCCCGGAGAGCGCCGGTCGGGTACGTGGTGACCCAACCGGCGTTCTCCAGCTCGTATCTCGCCATCAGACGCCAGCGAGGCTTCGCGTGCTCTGGTGAATGGTGACTGGCGACTGGGGTCCCGAGGCCAGAGCCTCCTCCAGTGCCTTGGCGTCGATCTTCAGCACCCGGGTCTGGTAGGCCCTGTGCACCTCGGGATGCAGCCGCCTCAAGCCGTCGACATCCAATTTCTTGGTGTAGGTGACCTCGTTGTCGGCTCCCAGGAGCGCCCTGACGAGGGCGTCATGCAGGGTTTCGTCCCTCAGTCGCAGCGCGGTCAGGTCGATGGTGGCCACCTCATGCTCGAAGTGGTCGGCCAAGTCGGGGCGCTCGCTCTTGAACCGGGCCGTCTGAAAGGTCTCGCTTGGCTTGTAGGTCATGACCTGGCGACCGTTGACCGCACCCCCCAGGTACCTGCTGGAGGCGCGGAAGAAGTCGTCGACGGCGTCCCGAATGGCGTCCAGCTGGTTCTTGGCGGCCTTCACCGTGTCGGTGAGGGTCCGCTGCTTCCGAAGGAGTCCAGCGACCTCGGTGAGGTCAGCGAGCTCTTCGGGCTTCAATGGCTGCTTCTTGGGTGCCATGCTGTCAGTTCCTTTCCCTGGTTTCCCTGATGACTGGTGGTGCTGGGAAGAGTGCTCCCTGTTCGGTGGATACCACCCGTTTCCTGCTTCTGGGCGGTGGCCGCGTGTCATTGACACAGGTGGGGCAGACGACCTCTGGTGCTGGCTGGCCGTTGATGGTGATTCCCGGCCAGATGCCCCATCCGTGGAATCTGGCATAGTTTCGCGCCTGTGCGGCCACGGCATGCGGAGTGTCTATCCGACTCCCGCATCCCTGAATCTCACACGAGAGTGTGATCGTCCCTCCCATGCCTAGATACTATCCCACGTTTGCCATGACACAAAATCATGGCAGACGTAAGAGCGCCCCACCTGCCAGCACATCAGGTGGGGCGCTCGCGCCGTCCAGATCATTCGGCGCCAGAAAGGCTTACGAGGTCACCGCTTCCCGCCCAGCTTGGAGAGAGCGAACAGGGCGAGTCCGACGACGATCGCCACGAATCCTACCCCGACGATCAGGTCGACGTCCAGTCCGGTAACCGGAAGGGTCCCCTGCCCCCCGCCGACGAGGGAGGAGGAGGCGCTGACACTGGGGGTGACTGACGCCGAGGTGCTGGCCTCGGGAACACCGCCGATGCGAACCCACCGATAGTGGCCGTTGACGTTTTTGCACTGGTAGGTTGCTACGTCATCGGACTCGATCTCGCCGACGGTGTCACAGAGCTGACCACCAAGGCCCTCGATCACGAACATGTCCATTCCCTCCTCGCGGATTCTATTTCACCGACGAGCGTAGCACTACCAATCAATCCATGCCAGCTGTTCGGTACCAATCCATGAACGGAATCATGAGTCGGCGTCAGAGACTCTTTCGTCTTTGACCATCTGTGCTACCTGCTTCACGATCTCAGGATCACGGCAACCCTGCGGGACCGACGCCAGCAGTCGCAAACGTGCCAGCAGGCCATAATCCTTCTTCCCAGCGGCATGCTTCCCGCACCGGGCACAGGTGCCGAATGAGCCCCCACGTTCGATCATCGGATCATCGCAGATGCACGTTCGGTGAGCGTACTCGATGGACGAGCAGTCATGATGGAACAGGTTGCGCTCGCCCCGCCACCACGGACCACGCTCACCGTTCCATCGGTGCGAGACGTTGACCAGGTCTCCCTTGCGGGACGGGCCGCCGCACCATTCGCAGCGGGTCAGCAGCCACCTCCGGGCCGCCTGGAGTGGGGCTACCCTGATGCGCCAGTGGTGGACGTGCCACCGCCACGCGTGGGTGACGCGGGTCCTGTAGGTGCCGTCCGGCTGTTGGGTACGGACATAGTGACGGCAGACCTTGCCAGAGTCGTGTCCACCAGGCTCAACGTGCCATATGGTGATCAAGGCTGGCCAGTAGAAACCGCGACCGGCCAGAACCCAGGCCGACATGTAGGAACCGGGCTTCCACCAGGGGAAGAATCTCTGGCCGGTGTGCCTTTCCTCACATCCGTATTTGCCGCAATCGTGATGGTACCGAATCACCCATCGGGGCTGACCCGGTTTCGCATCGTTGGCTCGACTGCGACGGGGCCAGGGCCTGCGGATCTCGAACGCGACGACCATCGGATCATGCATGAGCCTTCGCCCTCCATTCAACGGCGTCCAGGAACGCGACACCGGCGTTCTGGGCACATTCCCTGTCCTCGGGCCTATCACCCACCATGAGCGCCAGATCCGGTGGATATCGTTCCTGGTAGCCATTATGATGCTGGAGATAGATCGTCGCGAAATACACCATTCCTGGTTTCGGCTTCCTGCACCAGCAGGATCGGTTTCCCGGTTTGGGCGCGTCGGGATGATGGCCACAGAAGGTGATCAGATCGATCAGGCCCTCGGTCAGGTCGATCATTCTCAAGATGGCGGCCTTGACGTCGACCTCCGGCACCAGACCCAGAGCGATACCGCCCTGGTTGGTGACCCCGACGATCCTGCCACCGGCATCCTTCCAGCGCCGCATCAAGGTCATGGCCTCGGGGAAGATCACCACATCCTCGGGGCCGTTGACGAAGTGCCCCAGTTCGCCTTTCCCGTGGCGTACCGTTCCATCGATGTCGAGAATCAGTAAAGGAACCAGTTTCATCGCCTCTCGCCCTTCTTGTGCTGGGAGGGGATGGACATGATGAACGTCCAGCCGAACACCCACCAGAGAGGTACTGTCACAACCCACCACGACCAGTCGATCTCCCCCGTGAGTTTCATCGTCAGAAGCAGCAGGAACAACGCACCCTGGAAACTGATGCCGCCGGGAATATTCATGAGGGCTCCTTCTCGGGACTCGTGAGGCTCTTCTCCATCGACCACTGTGCCGACAGGGAAAAGCCACCAGAACCGCTGACGGCGACCATGGTGTCGTCCGGGACACCCAGGGTATCCAGTGTCGCAACGAACGCACGAAGATCCGTCGCCGGGATTCGCCCATCCCTCCGGTGCAGAAGAACGGCATGCGTTTGGGTCTGGACATGTTCACTTTCACTGACGATTTTCCCGTCAGCGGCGAAATACAGCGCCCTACGTGACTTCTCCTGAATCTCGACACGTACCTGTGTGCTATCACTCATTTCCAGCCTCCTGGTTGACGAGCTCCCGAAACAGGACACCCTCATTGAGAACGGCGCCAATAATGCCGTCGATCGCCGCGCCACCGATCCCGAGACGACTCAGGGCACGGTGCACCCTGACCAGGGTGTCTTCCGTGACGGTTGTGGCTGGACCCGTCGAGACACCAGGCTCAGTAGCCTTGATCCATGAAGTATCCGGCGCCGGTTTCGGGTCGCCGCTCCGCCTCTTGCTGGGATTGGAGTGAAGTATCTTCTCTGCGTCGTCGACGTTGAAATACGTCTTTCCGCCGTCAAGGCTCATCATCCTGGGATCCCGTACGTTCTGCCACAACGGGTAGCCAGAGGCGCCACTCTGGTCGCACCACTCGGCGGGATCGTCGGTGATCGGCCCCAGCGCCTCATGGTTCAGCAGCTTGGTCAACTGGTTGATGGCGACCGACGCCGAACCGCCCGAGTGCCCGTAGGACGTGACCGCCGCGACCGCCGCGACGATGGACTGCGCGTAGGCTGGATCCTCGGCGAATTGGCCGATGAGCTCCAGCTCCCGGCGAGCATGGTCAACAAGATTGGTCATCGGATAACTCCCTGTGGTTGTAGTGCCTGTTCGATGGCCTTATTCCAGAGACCATCCTTCGCATCCTGGCGAAGTGCCATCAGTTCTCGATACAGCAGCATGATCAAAGGCTCGAACTCTTCCCGGGCCAGTACCCCGTCGAGCTCGCCACCGCATTCGACCGCGATGTTCTGACGTCCACTGACAGTCTCCGGCGAGGAGCCGACCGCGAGCGACGCCACCCCGAACCGGTACCGGAAGTAGAAGCTCTCACCGGTGACCAAGGCACCTTCGACCTGGGTGGGGTATCCGCCACAGGTCACCTCGTCCCCGGCGACTAGGAGATTGTACGAGCTTCCGGGAGGCATGTTCATTTCATCCTCTTTCGAACGTAGTTGGGAAGTCCGTTGGCTGTCACCAGCTCCCTGATGACCCGTGAGGGGCCGCCCCGAGGGGCAACCATCACGAACACGTCGCATTCGGGATGGATCATGTCGGCCGGGCTGAAGTAACTGTCAAACTCGACCCACACTTCGACTGGGACCGTGAATCCGTCGACGCTATAATGGAGACCACCTTCGATATCGATCCCGTTGACCGTCCCATACAGGACGCACGAATAGTCGAGATCGATATCCCCTCCATTGGCACGACAGTGCTCGCAGGACAGGTAGATCCCGCCACCATCTTCCTCGCCGAGCACTTCCAGGATCCACTGATGGTCCCCGTTGCGCTCCACGCAACTAGCCATCTCCCAGCGTAACCATGCGTCCTCAGTATCCCAGCAGGGGTCCAGGGGGGCTCGTGGTTCGGATTCAAGGAGTTGGATGGACATCACAGTTCTCCTCTCTGGAGGCATCCTCCGCAAGACGCATCAGGGCTTCAGTGATCACCGTGGCCAGCTTCGCTGGAGTTACTTCCAGAGCGAGTTCCGTGACAATGCGGTTGACAATGATCCATCTATGCTGCCTATTGGGACACTCCAGTTCTCGAATATCCTCAAGAATGCCACTCAGAACCTCTGACGCGCCAGCGCACACCTGGTCATATCTGTGGATCTCACCAGGAGACAGGCCCATGATGCTTCCTTCCCATCGACAACGAGAAACGGGGTGTATACCTGATCGTACACACCTCGTTCCCGTTTCGTGTCAGCGCCCCTCGGCATTCTCCCACGGCCACGCCCCGTAACGACCCGACTCCAGCAACGGAATCATCCGGAACGTGGCGTCCGTCAAACCACCGAACTCGATCCGGTTCGGGGAGCCGGCCGGGATGGCAGCCGCCTGGTAGCCACCCAGGTTGAACCCGTAGATCGGAACATGCGCCGGAACGATGTCCGTGACGCCCCGGTAGTACGAGGACCCGATCGTCTGCATGTCGGAAATGATCACAATCCTGCTGTGACCGTGGAACGCCCGCCGCACAGCACCAACCATGTCGGTTCCGTGTCCGACCTCGCCGGACCGCCCACAGAACCGGTCGATCTCCCTGATCACCGAACAGGCAACCGGAAGATCATGCCGGAACTGACCCGAGGCCCAGCCCCATAGATCCGAGCCCCCCTTTGCCGCCAGGGTCACCCCAAACACAGCGGCGGCCCTCGCCGGGCTCATCTTCGACTTCACAGATAGCCCACCAGACGTCATCGACCCAGAGGTGTCCACCAGCACCAGGGTGCGACCCGGCAGGATGGAAATGTTCCTCAGCGACAGGTTCAGCGCCTCATCGAGGGCCTGACCCCACCGCAGTGACGGTGCCTGCTCGTAAGCCGACAGGAACCGATAGGGGAACTGTCGCGACCGGGCGACCTCGCCGGGATCCGAAAGCCTGACCGCCACCTGGGCGGCGGCGAGGTGACTGATCCCCGCCTCGTCGAAGTTTCTGAGATTCCGCAACAGGGCCATGTATCCCATGGTGGGGATCAGGGCCTCCCACAGCTGGGCCTTGGGGATCCTAGATCCGGCCAGGGAAAGAACATCCTCCCAGGTCATCCCAGCCGCCCGGAGCCGACCGGTATCCAGGAGCTTCCATGGATCATCCTGGGCGAGGGCGCGAAGTTCCTCGTTCGCTTGGATCATCGACAGGACCCGAGGTGTCGGATTGTCCCGGTTGTGTCGCCGGTCGATCGCGTGCTTGAACAGGTCTCCCTGCCCCGGACCGTGCCCCCGTGCCCCCTGCGAGCTCCCCTTCCTGTCGCCAGGATGGGTCAGTTCCAGGACATCGGCGAACCGAATCCCATGCGACGAGGTGTCATACTTGAGGAGTGGGTACTCCATGTACAGGCGAAGCGCCGCGTCACTGATTCCCCGCTTGACCGCCTTGGGAATCCTTCGCCCATAGTGCGACAGCCAGTAGGCCAGGGCCTCCCCGGGCTCGTCGGCACGCTGGAGCACCGACCGGACGATCGCCCGGCCGCCCGGCTTCTTGGCGGCGTTGAGAGCCGCCGCCGCCTCCAGTGCCCCGACCAGGGACGCTGACCGCATGTTGCCCTCACCGCGCAGCCAGGCGAGGAACCGACTGGTCCACTCGGGGTCGGTGACAGCGACCTCGTGAACGAGGCTCCGATAGCGGTTGTCACGGTCGGAGGCGGCCTCGTAGAAGGTACTCTCGCCGACCATGTTCGACACAGCCAGCAGGAACAGGTCGCTCTTGGTGTCGCGCCGGTATCCGGGGCCATCCTCATAGGTGCTGGTCGACGGTGTTGCCTCGGCCCGGATTGGACCGCCGCCGGTCGCCGGGATGGTGCGCGGAAAGTTGAACTTGCTCATAGTGGATCGCCCTCTCCATCGTGGGGGATGGGAGGGCGATTGGCTGAGGGGTGCGTGCCCGAGATCAGGATGGGTCACGGGGTGCCCATGGCGAGGGCAAGGTGAAACATGGTGCCAGAAGTATCCGTGTCCCGCGCACCGGGCACGCGACCCGATGTCGTCCCTCCCGAGATCAAGTCGGTTCGGCGGTCGTTAGCGCTCTGAGCCACTGAGCTACGATCACGAGAATCCATGATCGACGGGATTTGAACCCGCGTCTCTCTGGTATGAACAGAAGAACTCCGAACCTGCGCACCGGGAAGGTGCTATTCAGTTGAATGAATGGTGCCCGAGATCAAGTCTGCGACGGAACGTTGTGGCGCTCTATCCGCTGAGCTACCCGACGTCGTTGGTCGCCGGGGGATGGACTCGAACCATCCGACCTCCCGATCCGCAATCGAAGTAACCGTCACATGCGCACCGGGCACCAGTTTTGAGTTGTCAAGCCTCCGAGATCAAGGCGCCGATCGGAATTGGTTTCTCTGAGAAAGGGAAGTATCCGTTCGGCTTCGCACCGGAAGCACTGGAGGAACCCTACACCGTCAGGTCCCCGGCGGCAAATCGGTTCCCTCGTAGCCCTTGATGACCTTACGAGCCGAGGTGGCGAGTTCGATGATCCGGTCGACCATCTCCCCAGCCTCCTCGACGGTGCCGTCATGCCAGACGCCACCCAGCTTGTGAACACGATCGCACAGTCGGTCGATTACCGCCGACGCCAGGATCGACAGCACTTCGGGGTCACGGGGATGCTTGAGTTGTCTTCGGCTGGACCATCCGTCGTACTTGACCGCCTCCTCAACGAGCGTGCTCCGATGGAACCGCCCTTCGGGGGTGATGATCAGTGTCGAGGTGCGACGTGTAACCGTGGTGAAAGTAACGGTAGGCAACAATCCATAGTTCCGGGGGACGTGGACAGCGACCTCGGCACCCGGCCACAGCCAGTCTCGCGTGTCGGTGTCAGACATGATGCTCCCCTACGAGGGAGATCACCTGATCATAAAGATCAAGCAACTCAGTGAGGTACACCCCGATCAGCTGGTTGCCCAGCCTCCTGTCGGTCCCCATCACTCTGGTGAGATCGCAGTCGTATCCCACGTTCGCGAAACGATGCTCGTACACCTTACGTAGATCTTCGACGAAATGTTCCCGAACGAGACTCTGCACATCGGCTATCTTGGTTGGCTTCACTCCAGTCCCCTCTCCCCATCAGGAACCTGGGCGGGATTCGAACCCGCGCCTCCCATCCCCATGGTGCCTTGGGGTGGTCGCTCAAGCCGCTGAGCTCCCAGGTTTACACCGACCAGGGTCCATCCCGATCGGCGCCAGCCGCGTTCTCTTGGACCGTGGCTGGGAGAATGAGAGCGCGGCACCCCTCCCAGCGCATGCCACCCGTCACGCCGGATCTGGCGGGTGATCCTCCTGGCCCCCCATGGATGGGGAGTCCGGCACGGATTCGTGGATGCCGCCGGAATCGAACCGGCGTGACCCGACATGGTTCCGGGCGAGTCCTGTCGCATCCTCGCGGCGCCCCGGCGGCAGGGGACTGAACATCGGAGCGCCGTTCCCCGTCTCTCCGAGGTGTCTATCCGTCCACCGGACGGTAGAGGTCGGTGACCAAGGAGCCCGCCACCAGATGCAACCTACCGTCTACGGCTTCGGTGATGAGGGAACGATAGCACAGGCGGCGGACGAGTCAAACATGAGTCATACTCGTGGATTTTGGCGATGAATCGACGACGCGTACGGTTCACCACATGAATGGAAAAGCTATCCTGATTGTTCTCGTCGCACTAGTTGCCCTGGCGTACGGATCCGGGTTCGTGGCGGCCATTACGCAAGCCCTGATAGGCTGACATGGAACACGGGCGGGAGATTCAATGCTCAGGAAACTAATCGTCAGAATGTGCGTGGCCAGGGTCAAAGTGACCGGGGCCACAGGAATCCTGCTCGCTGGAATCGGACTGACGGGACTCGCCGCCACCGTCCTGGTGTCGCGGGACGCTCCGACCGTGACCACGGTCACCGTCTGCCTGGCGATCGCCGCCTGCTCGCTAAGTAGGGCCATCTACCATGTCCTGAAAGGACGTGAATGCTGACATGTGGATCCTGGCGATTTCCGTATTCTTCACCGGCCTCCTGTTTGCGGCCTCCGTCGCGGCCATGGTACGACGGGAGCTGGGAAAAACGGCGGCCTGGGTGAGCGCGGCAGCCATCCTCGTCATGGTCACCAGTACCGCTTTCCGGGTACTGGTGGTCGGGGGAGGACAGTGACGCCATGTGGATGATCAAAGCCATCGCGGTCATCATCGTGTCGACCTTCGCCGGATACTTCGGCATCCTCGCCCTGGAGCATTGCGGTGTCCCACTGGATGCGGCGGCCATCCTGGGATTCCTGGCGACCCTGGTTCTTCAGTTCTGGCTCATGGGCATCGTCGATTCGCGGAACGGAGTGAACTGAACCATGTGGATGATCAAGATCATCGGGGCGCTGGCCCTCGCCTCCGCGATCACCCTGGGGATCTGGGAGGGACTGGAAGCCCTGGGCTTCCCCGGGGGAGCCGCGCTTTCGATCGGTCTCCTCGTGGCCTCTCCGATAGGCTTTGTCCTTGCGATACGGGCGAGCGCCGGAAAGTAGGACGCCATGCTGCGGTCAATCAAAGATGCCGCGATAGTCATCGTACCGATAATGATGGGCATCGGCACGGTGGAGACCATGATGGATCAAGGCTACCTGCCGTCCACGTTGTTTCTGTTCGGTGCTGTAGTCGCGGTGCCGACAGCCCTTGTGTTGATGTTCTTTCTGGGGGACTAATGAAACTTCTTGCGGCTAAAATAGTAACCGCCTTCGGTGGAGGGCTCTTCGCGGGGCTCCTGGTGTTCATCGCACTGACAGCCGTGGGGATGCCTGATGTCATCACGTACCCCGTGGCCATCGCTCTCGACGTCATCGTGTCCATCAAGTTGGGCCTCATGGCCCTGAGAGATTGACTGGAGTTATTATGAGATTCGCTGTCAAGGCGACCGTGATAATCATGATCGCCAGTTACGTTGGTGGGCAACTGGATCGGGCGCTGATGCACGCCGGCCTTTCCGTAGATCTTTCATTGGGAATCGCGGCGGTCTGCGTCATCCCGGCTGCTATCACCATTCTGTGGCGGATATCAAAGGATTGACAATGGACACAAGGAGCTGACATGGAAATCACATACATCCTTGCCCTGGCCATGGCCGGTGTCGCGGCACTGATCTCCAGTGTCATGACGTACAAGTTCTTTCGGCTGCTCAAGGCTCCGATGGAACTGTGTCTCACCCTCCCCATACTGTCGGCCTTCGCGACAGTGTTCGCCATCATCGCGGCGGTGAAGTCGTGAACAAGTTTGCTGCCATCTGTACTGTGATAATCGGAATCATCATGATCGCGGTGACAAACACCATACTCGCTGCTACTGGGGTCCCAGATTTCATTCTCCTGTTCCCACCAGTCCTCATTGGAGCTCCGCTCTCACTGGCGGCACTGATCACCTGGTTCAGGGAGTGACATGGCCAAGAAGCTGGTATGGATGGTATTCGCCGCGTTCATGGCGCTACTTACCTGCATCGCCGGAACCTGAAAGAGGTAGCAATGCTGAAAACTTTGACGTTCACCATGTTGACAATGCTCGTGGCGGTCTTCGACTATGCGCTTCTTACACTCGGAGTACCGCCGACCACAGCCATGATCATCACTGGCGTCCTAGGATTCGTCGGAGTCGCAACGGCCACCTGGTTCATTCTCAGGAAGTGAGGCGGAACGGAAACTGACCCACCACAGCATCAGGCCCCAGCTCCTTCGTGGAGGCTGGGGCCTGATGCTGCAACTCAGGCGGCCGGGGTGTCGTTCAAGGAACCGATGAGGTCTCCGGCGCCACCCAGAGCCGTGGCCAGCCCATCCAGCCGTTGGGCCACCTGGGCGATCTGCCGGGTGGAGGGCTCCAGCTGGGAAAGGACGGCGGAGGCGATCTCGTCGGCCAGGCCCTGACGGATGGCGACCACCATCTGGTCGATCTGCTCGTCGGACACCTGCGGTGTCCCCACGGCCAGAACCGCGTTGCGGATTCCCTCAAGCATGGTGACCAGGTTGCCATCCCGAGCCTGTTCGGCGTTGAACGCGGTCTCCGCGTCCCTGGCGAGGATGCGCAGATTTCCGTAGATTCCCGTGATCAGGGTCTCCGCCGACATGTCGTCGCTGTCAAGATCCGTCAACTCGTCCCGGTACCGGGACACGTCGAGGCCGTCACTCCACTCCATGATGCTCCTATCGTTCGTCGTCAACGCCCGAAGATCATTCAGATCCCCCGGGAACGCATTGACATCCACCGCTTTCCCAGCGACCTTACCCGACGACGAGAACTGCACCATGGTCGCCCGCGACCAGCCCCCATAGCCGGGAACCCACCACGAAGCCGGCATCTTGCCGTACAGGGCGGAAGCCAGCCCCGACCCCGACACATACCGGCTGGCCCACAGGTAGGGGGTCATGGACTCCCCATCCCAGCCTCGCGGCTTCCACCACCAGGCGCCCGTGTACAACAGCAGCGGATGCCCGCCGGTGCGCTGCTCGAACTGGTCGCAGAAAGCTCGGGCAATCCCCTCTGACGGCGGGTTGCTCGTGTCCTCGACGTCGACAGCGCACAACAGGCCCTCTGGCCCGCCAACCGCGTCCAGGCGCTTCAGGAAGTGATCCACCTGCTTCGAGGCTGAGGCCGACGTCAACCAGTGGTAGGCGCCGGGAATCATGTCCGCATTCCTGGCGCGCGAGATCCACGAGTCGAAGGCGCTGGGCGCCGTGTAGCCGGTGGCCCCCTGGGTGGCCTTGACGATCAGCCCCGAAAAGTCCTCACGGGCCACCTGCTCGATGTTCAAACCACTCTGGTAGTCGTTGTGCGCGTCGACCAGATACAGCACCATGAGCCCTCCTGGCCGCTGGGATGATGAATGCCCTCCCACTGTAGCGCGGTGCGCACGGAACGCCGCCGGGAGGGTGTCCCGGCGGCGTTCGCGGGTGTCCGAAACTGTCCGACGGTCAGCGAATGATGGTGCCTCCGCAGCGGTAACAGATGGAGACAGCATGACCATTTACCTCTACCCAGCTGTCGGAATTCGCCGCCATGGCCCCCTCGGGGGTCATGTGAGAACAGAAAAATCGCCTCAACATGCTCCATACATCCAGGAGTATTCCATATTCGCCAAAATTGTGGACGTATGGCTGCTCGTCGCAGTAGCGGACGACGACAGCATTGCAGCGGAGACAGGTAAACGCCGTTTTCGCGCTGCCCGGAATCTTGATATTGCTGAAGTCGTAAAGGTCCATGGCCCACAGACCGTCGTAGGTTCGATGCGAACAGGGGAACAGTGACATCTTGTCTCCGGTTGTGTTCGAAACTGTACGACGGCTACCGGACGACACCTCCCCCGCATCGGCGACAGATGAACAGGAACCGGCCGCTGATGGCCATGTGGCTCCCGGGTTTCACGGCCCAGCGCCCATCAGGGGTCCGATGAGAGCACAGAGCCCGCCCGAGCGCGCCCCTGAGGCTCCTCCACATGCTTCTCACTACTTTCCCTCCGCCTGGAAGCCCTCTTTCAGGACACCGGCGAGGATGGTGGCGGCGTGTTCACGTACCGCGTCAGTAGCCTTCTTCTGCTGCTCGGCGACCGCCGCTTGCAACTTGGCTGTGAACGTCTTGTCCACAGCCTTATTGATCAGATACTGAAGGTTCGTGGTCCGCAGATGGTTGCCAACCCGATCCATGAGAGGGCGCCCGTGCTCGTCCCGGGGATGCTCGGTGGCCCACCCTTCCGCGATCTCCATGATCATCTCGGTGAGGGTGGTCTCCGAGCCTTTGATCGGCTCCCCGTAGACGTTGGTCTTCCGCAGCGGTCGCTGAAGCGCCGTGTCGACCAGCACCTCGACCCTGGCCCGAATGACCTCGTCGAGTATGCGTCCAACAGCGTCGTCGATCTCCTGGCGACGCAGCCGCCAGCACTCGTCGGCCAGTTTCTCGGCAACAACGTCAGCCAGGGTCGTCTTTCTGACCCCAACATGGTCGCCATCCTCATCGACGACCCTATCCTCTCCGATCACGCTGGACAGGTCCACGCCACTAACCTCGACCTTGATCTCCATGTTTCACCTTCCTAGCACCAGTTCACAGATTCCCGTAAACGCAGGAATCAGAAGTGTAACCCACGCGAGCCGTCCAAGGGCTC